ATTACCACCTCTTTTCTTTGACATAAAACACATTTTCACAAAAATTTGAGAGAGGACATCTGCCCTCTCTCAACCTTAGTTTCTATGTTACTTTTGTTATCATATCACTCTTTTTCCCTGATTTCAAGGGATTTTATATTTTTATTTTATAAAACAAAAAAGTTCCTACCATATCTGGTAAGAACTTCAGCAGTCCGTACGGGAATCGAACCCTAGAGTAATTGCCTTAAAATGGCTTAAAATAGCCATTCTTTCAATTTTTCTTTGAGTACCTTTGAGTACCAGAGACTTATAACGCTTCGATTAAGTCAAGTTCCTGTCTCTTTTCCTCAATTCCGGTACGATCAAAATAATAATGATCTTTTGTGCAACTAATGTCTGTATGCCCCATGGTATCAAGGATTGTGGACTCTTTCACTTTTCCGTCAAGAAGAATACTTCCGTATGTCTTTCGGATTTTGTGCGGAGATTTCACTTTCATTCGCAGTTCATGTTCGCAAATGTACCGCAAACGTTCACGAAAGTTGTAGGATTTCAACCGCTCTCCGTCTCTCTCAAACAGATATTCCCCGAAGGGATTTCTCTTTCGTACTTCATCAAGAATCCATTTGTACCTGTCTGGCAATATGGCAAATCGCAATCCAGCTTCTGATTTAGGAAAATCTTTGACCTCATAATGAAAACCATCATCATCACGATAGCGTGTCTCTGTAGAATTGATAGCAACCGTGTAGTTTTCAACGTCTTTCCGCTTTAATGCCGACAATTCTCCGACACGGACTCCTGTCTTAAACATGAATAACAATCCAAGATTCACAATATCCAAGTGATTTCTAAGGTACATCTCCATGCGTTCCTTTTCATCCGGCATATATACTTGGTCTTTTGCCTGCCGAACTACGTGCTTAAACGCTTTTGGCGATATATCCATATCTTTCAGCGTGTATGTAATTGAAAACTTAACATACTTCTTTCGCTTGGCATACTTAAAGATTCCGTAGATCAGAGTCCGGAAGTTCGAGAATGCCTTGGAAGTCATGTCGAAATCATGGATGCTATTCCGTATAAACGTTTCAAGATCGCATTCGTCTATACTTTTGATTCTCTTATCCTTTATACCGTCAAAGTATCTCTGAAAGTCCATTAAGTATCTGTCATACGTTGCCCTGCTGATTTCTTCAAGTTCCAGCTTTTGTGAAATCCAACGGTTGAATATTTCCTCTACTGTAGGGTCATCCTCTCTCTCTTTCCAATAATCAATGATTTTCTGCTCGACCGCTTCTCTGCGCTTTGCCTTGATTTTACGTCTGCCTTTTACTTCATCCGGCAGATATGAGTACCAGTTCTCATCCTTTCCTTGATAGATTTTATAGGGATTTTTGTTTAGTAATTTTTCTCTCTTTTGCATAGTGACTTGTTTCTGCACAAGTGCTATGTCGAGAATACCACTATCAACGGCATATTTCAACAGTTCTTTTTCATCCAATCAAATACCCCCGTTCTTTCTATTTTATCTTTTATATCTCTCACTCTGTACTCTATCGTTCTTAGTGATAGATTTTCTTTTGTGGATATTTGCTTTTGTGAAAAACCACGGCAGAGAAGAGAGAAAATCCTCTCCTCTTCTTCCGTGAAATTGGCATTTTCTTTAATGTGTTCAAGTTCTGGCTTAATGAATTTTGTAAATTTCATAAGCCATTTCTCCTAAGATTTAATTAATATTTAATGTTCATGTTTCCGTGTTCATTAACCCAATCAATAGCTTCTGCGTATGTCACGCCATTATTTTTCAAGATATATAGCAGATTATGGAATTTAGGGTGTGTTTCTTTCAGCCTTAAAAATCTGCTTTCTTTCTCTAAGTGACATCCGAATCCGCACAGTACACAACCTGTTCTTTGGCATCCTGTTGTTTTCAGCAATGGTCTTTCCTTATCAAAAATTCCAAAATCCGCAAATGACATCTGATTTTCACATTGTCTCATAGCTTCATAATCTGTGACCACATCGCCATAAACAGAACATATTGGAAAATAAAATTCGGTATTTTCGACACTCGCTCCTGTTTTCTTGTATACAATCCTATTTCCGTAAAACATCTTGTCATCACTCATTCTGACTTCAATCATGCGTTTCGCATTCTCTTTGATATAAAGTAACACATCTTGGTCAGTCCAAAATGACATAGGTTTGCTATGCGGTCTTTTGCAATCAAATGCATTGCACCCCTCTTGTAGCCATTTTTGTGTCCTTACCTTGCTTTCTGCCGCCATAGTTGCTGTAATTGGCTTTCTGCCTGTTTTCTTTTCGTAATCATGCGCAGGCTTTTTCTTCATAATGTCACAACATAAGTCGCTTATTTCAAATGGTGCATCAAGAAAGAACTTATATTTTTCTTGATTAAACTGACTATAATTGCCTTTACTATCTGTCAGTTCTCCATTCAGTCTGCGTAACCTATATTCTGAACCGCTAGGGATAACCCCCATCTGCAAACTCTTGTACTGTTCGTTCTGCTTGTTTATTCTCCTGTCTATTCCTAACAGGTCTGCCATATAGCAAGCATACGGAATTGTCTGTCTGTCTGTCTGTCTGTCTGTCTGTTAAGATTGTGTTTTTAGATTTTTGACTGTCAAGGTATTTAACATATTTTCTCGCACCGCTTACGCAATTTGACACTTCCTTGCTAATCATCGGAAATCCATACTTTTTACAAACTTCTGCAAATGAAATCTTAGGTTTTAAAATCACAAGATTATCAAATGTCTGTGCAAACTTCTTTAACTCTGGATATTGTGTCGGAACATCTACGAACACAAAAGGAATATTTTTATATCCGCAAACCTCTCTGATTATGTGTCCTAAAACTGTGCTATCCTTACCACCGCTAAATGACAGATACACTCCATCTTCGTCAATATCCTGCAACCGCTCTACCCTCACATCCGTAACCTTAAGCCAGATTCTAGCTGCTTCTTTCGGCATATGAATGGACGGATGCCAAGGTTCTTCCGCATCTTCGGAATTTGCAACGCTTGCTTTGTATCCGTAAAATTCTGCCAAGCGGCATGATTCGCCTTTTCCTATGCGTTTGGTGTATTTATGCCACGTTTCTCGGACATACAGGATATCTCCCGGTGCATACCTATACGGCGGCTTAACGTATTGAATAGAGCCACCATATTCATTAGCGGCAAATCCAAAGCATCCTACCTCTTTTTTCTCTGTACTGTCGGTAACAAAACCGAGCGGAAATGTATGCTTTTTGTCTGGTTGCGGCTTTACTAACCTCCGAGTACAAGTCTTCCGTCCGTCCAGAATTGCCCTGACCATCTCGGTGTTGAATAAAATCGGTTTTACATTCGTTCTCCACAATCTCCTTTCTCATCCTGTGAATTGTATATCTGCAAATATATTTCAAAGTCATTCGGGTTCATCTTATCCGAAAGAAAATCCAAGAAGTCTTTATTTCGCAAGCATTCCCCCGGTGTGCCGATTTCCCGGTACTGCTGCACCTCTTCCAGTGCCTTAATTGCTACTCTAGTAGCTTTCGCAACTCTGCATTCCCCATATTCACAATTAAGCGGGCTGTCTGTGCCTTGTGCGCATTCATAACAACTATCTTTCTTTAATATCTTAATTGCTTCATTCTCTGTCATTCCTGCACCTCCAACAATTCCGGATTGTCAAATACGTTGCCGATAACTTCATATTCGGTATCATATTCAAGCCTATGCTTATAATATTTTTCGTTAGGAATTGTACATATAGTTTCAAAATCTCTAAATGCTATAACCGTATTCACCTTGCTATTATTTATTTTCACAATATCATTCTCCCAAATCAGCTTGCCATTCTTGTCCTTAAGTCCGGTGCACTGGCAGACGGTGGACGGGTCTACCTTTTTAGCAAAATCCTTATACTCACTCGGATATATCCCTATAATTTCAATTTGCTCCCCTGTCTCAATGTCTTGCTGTTTATCAACAAGCAGGCTTCCAATGATCCATTCGCCGGTATCAATCCGCTTTGCGCGGAATAAATATCTATCTTCCATCATTTCTCCTTTCGTTCATCTTTTTCAGTTCTTCGCTGATATCTTTTAGGTCGCAATCAATATTAACCAGCCGACCCCATATAAATATGGCTGATAATGCAAGCAAAACTCCCATTTCTACACATCCTCACTTTCTGCCAGCTTTGCCATTTTCCAATCGGTTGTACTACCGCAATCCGCGCTCCATGATGTTGCGCCATTTTCCCATGCATACACCGTGTTGTACTCGTATTTTGCAAAATATCTCTTTCTCCACGCTTCTCCTTCGCTATCTCTTACAAGAATCGGCGTATTGACTGCAACCTTACTCCAATCAACAGGCGGCTCAACATACTCGCTGTTCGCCCATTTTTCGATCATGTCATTGCAATACCCTTTTCCATGCGTGTTAAAAGCGCAATCCGAACATTTCAAATCTTTGCAACCAACTACCACATTGTCAGACTTTCTCATTGCCACATTATGCCCTGCGCAAGCAATATCTAAAATCTCTTTAGCGTATTTTTCTTTATTCGTCATATTAAACCTCCAAATCACATACAAACTTAATCTCATCAGCTAACGTTTCAGCTATCATAGGAACCGTCAACTGAAACTGCTTGTAATTAGCTAACGTATCAATATAATCAACAAACTTGTCTAAAAACTCCTGCAACTGCTTAACAGATAGCTTAAATTCCTTTTTCAGAATCGTAAGCGTGAGCGCGAAATAGTTAAACAATGACGCACTGGAAAGTCTGTAGGATTCTCGCTCGATGCAGAAACCTTTCTTTGCATACAGGTTCATTAACTGCCTTTGCGGAATTTTTCCGACTTCCTCTTTAATGTCGATTCCGTATTTACTTTTCAGATAAACAGACAAGCCCTTTCCGGTATTTCCACCGGATGCTGCTTCATCTAAGTAAGATTTCAAAAAATCCTGCAACCGGATGATTCTTGTCTGTCCGAAACCAAATTTGTCATGAAGAATTATGTACCCAATCACGACAAAATCTTTGTATGATTTTGATATAACTTTATCGGCATTTCTCTTTTCAAAATCATTTTGACCGATAATCCGCATTTCCTGTTTTGTGTAAAATGTCGGTTTTTTCTTCCGTCTCAATGCATTGCTCATTTCTTTGCTTTCTCCTTTCTGTATGTGATTTCCAGCCATGCAAAATGACTCAATACAAGCTGTCTTGCGCGTTCCTCGATTTCCATACCTTTGTACTTGTTTATCAGTTTTTCTCCGGCTCTCATCACTTCCTGCCACCATGCATCGTCATTATCCGGCGCGTAGTAGTCTTGGATAAACTTCCAATAATCCATGAATACTTGCCATTCTTCCGAACCTTTTTCGATTTTTGCACTTGCCATAGCACACCTCTAAAATGGGCAATCACCATTGTAGCTTTTGAATCCATCGCCACGTTCTTTCTTTTTTATTTCCGCAACAACATCATCAAACGGTTTTTCGATTTCAACAAACTTCATGTGATCTCCATCAAACTCCATTGCTTCACGCATTGTCATTCCCTGTCTGTTCTTTTCGATTTTTACACCCTTGGCTCCCTTGTCATTGTCCGACAGATTCCACAGCATAATTATGTTTGACGCATCCTGTTCGATTGCTCCAGATTCCCTCAACTCTGCCATGGTAGGCTCTTTTGTTTCTCTGCTTTCGGAAGCCCTTGTTATCTGTGAAAGTGCTATTACATGTGCATTTAAGTCTCTTGCAACAGATTTTAAACCTCTTGAAATTGATGCTACTTCTTCATTTCTTCCGGAATATCTGTTATCCGGCATAAGCAATTGCAGATAGTCAACAACGATAACGTCAAAGCTTTGGTGCCTGCATTCCGACTTTATCTCTCTCGGAGATACAGTGCCGGACGCAACCCACAATTGATAATTACTCATTTCTTCATTTGCTCGGTTAAATTTTTCCTGTTCATCTCCAAGAAAAGCCTTTGCCCTTCTGATTCTTGTTAAGCCGATTTCCGTAAGTCTTGAAATAAATCGCTCATACACCTGTTTATCGATCATCTCCAAGTTGAAATATGCGACTTTAAGTCCTTTTTTTGCCATATTCCCAATAATCTGCGTTGTGAGTGCGGATTTTCCAACTGCCGGTCTTGCGGCAATTACTGTTACATCACCGCGTTCAAGGTCTCCAAGCGCATCATCAAGTTGCGACAACCCGATTTTTATACCGCCCTCTCCAACACTTTCGTTGAAATATTTGTCTTTATTCTCAACTGCAATCTGCTTCATTGGTTTTAGCTTTACTTCTTTTCCCTCTTGCAAATGTTCAAGTCTTGTAAGAAGATCGCTGATTGTATCATCAATGTCGCATGGTTTTAAACTGGATTTCTGGTACATTTCCCGAACCATTCTCGCCTTGTATTCTTTCGCAACCGCATCGGCATAACTTTTAACCATAGTTGAAGTGATTGTTCCCGAAATACAGGATTTCATCAATTCGCTGATCTGTTCCTGCGTGTATTTGTGATTTTCAAGTGCCATTGATAACGACATTGGGTCGATACTTTCATTCCGGTCATACATTGCAAGCATTTCCTTGTATGTGTCCTGCGCAAAATCCGAACTAAACATTTCCGGTTTCAGTGTCCGCCAGATGCTATTAAGCACATCATTGTCAATCAATACGCACCCGATCACTCCGAACTCTGCTTCTGTCAAATGCAATCACCTCGTTTCTCCGCAATCTGCAGCCAATAATCGCAATCATTTTTCAACCAATCAACATATTTGGGGATGTACCGAAAATCCGTATCGTCTGGGTTCTTTTCTTGATAGTCACTCAAATATGCTTCTGTGGCTTTGTATAACAGCCGTGCAATGTCCGGTTGGTTCTCTTCGATAACTTCTAGCACTTTATCCATCCAAGCTGTTTTAGAGGTACTGTACGCTGTTTTCTTGGGGTATATATCAAAAGTCTTTTTCCAAGCATCGTCAAAATCAAATGGCTCTTTAGAATCGGTCGACAGCGAATTTTCTTTTATATTTTCTTTCTCTTTATCTTCTTCTTTTTCTTCTTCTTTATCTGAAACAGCGACGTCAGACGATTTATCGGGCGATTTTTGCTCAATTAGGTTCTTCTGCTTCTTTCTTCGGTTCTGCTGATATAGCCTGTCACGTTCCTTTTTCTTCTCATAAGCGTCAAGCGTTTGATGCTTATTCCAATTAGGAATCGTTATCACATTGTCAACGACCTCAATCATCCCAAATTCTTCAAAGGTCTTAAGCGCAAGCCTTACCGTGTTCAAATCTCTGCGAAAAATGGTGGCAAGCATTTCATCCGTGAACGGCAACTTGTTGCTCATCATAAACACACCGTTGTTATTCTGTTTTCCGGCAAGAATAAGAAGTTTGAACCAAATCGTAATGATGCTATCCGCACTCGGCATACTCTCAATCAGCAGAATCTTTTCATCGTCAAAAACATCTGTCGTGATTTTAATCCACTTGACTTCTGCCATTTAATCACTCTCCTCATATGTATTTTCAGAAATCAAAGTCATAAACTTCTCATACTGTTTTTCAGAAACTTTGTTACCCTGTTTCTCCGGCTTCAAGCGGATTTCAAGGTGCTTTTCAGCGATATGAGATAATTCCTTGGCAAGACTCTTTTTGCCCTGTTTAATGCCGTCATAATAGCCTTTTGACGGTTTAAATTCGTTTATCTTTTCTTTTCCTGTACCTTGACCGCCAGCCGTTTTGTTGTAACGGCATTGATAACCTTTCTTTGTATATTCCAAAATCCAATATTGTTCCATTTCATCAAGTTTCTCTCTCGGATAATGGATAAAATTCAATTTCCACCCATACGGATTTTCTTCACTATAAAATCCTCTTTTTTTAATCGAAAGATCTATGTGCTGAAAACCGGATAAATGTGAAATATTTCTCTCTAAGCAGTCAACGCTCTGTCCAATATAAAAGTAAGATATACCGTTTTCATCAGTCCTCGTGTAGAAATAAATTCCGCTCTGATTTTTCATTTCCGGACAAATGCTTAATATCCGTTTCTCGTTGTTCTTTTTTATTGCATATAGCTGCTTATAATTTACATTCGGCATCCAATCACTTCCTCTCCAATGGCTTCATGCTCATTTGAGCCACAAACTTTCCGTAGCTCATACCGGAAGCGCGCGCCATGTGATTCACAGCCTTGATTGCATCATCCTTTTTCTTTGGCTTTCTCAATCGTTCTTTAACTTCATTGCCGATGCAGTCTTGGCAATCAACTTTGCGTTCATCTATTGTCATAAACAGCCTGCCACATTTCGGGCATATTCTTGTATACACAATTCTTCCAGCCTTTTTAAAATTTCTAAACTGCGCAAATCTTTTGGCGCATTTGGGTCTACAGTATTTCTGATTTTGTTGTTTCGGATCAAATTCAGTCATACAGTATTCACATAATTTCAATTTTTACCTCCAATCTTTTGTAAGGGCGGCACGGTAAACGCACCGCCAAAACATGGCTTTCAATAAGGTTTGTGATAACTATTCGCCAAACAAGGTAGTTTCTTTTAGGCTTTCGCCAAGGTGTTTCAACCTATTTTAAATTTTCAAGATATGCAATGCGTTTCTGTGTAATATCAAGTTGTGCCTTTGCAAGTTTTTCTTCCTTTCTTTCTCCCGAAATAAATTTTTCAATTGCCGCATTCCTGTTTTCTTCCAAAAAAATTATCGTGTTTCCTGACCATCCGCAAATGCTACCAATAGACTCTTTTCTGATTCTGCTTCCTTTGTAAAATCCGCCAATTGCATCCTCCAATGTCACATAAGTTTTGGCACATTCTTTTGCTTCGGCAACCTGTTCTTCGAGTTTTCCGCTTCGAAAACTGTAAATATATAATTTCATGTTTCCTCCATTCTTTCAGAACGGACAAAGGTTCATATCAACCTCTAGCCCTTTTTCTGCCACATAAACATTTGCTCCATATTCAATTGTTTCTTTCGTTCGTTTTAGGAATAACGCGGGATCTCCGCTTGTGTCCGATAAGTGTATTAAAACGACATTTCGTAAAGCTGGGTTGTCGTTCGTCTGAATAAATTTAAGTGCCGTATCAAGGCTCATGTGACCTCGCAAACGGTGTTCATAGTTTGGCTCATTCCGGTCTACCAAGTCCATACTATAATTGGCTTCAACCATGATATGCTCAATGTTCAGCTTTGAAAAATTGTACTTGCAATATTCCAAGTCAGTCATGAACAATAACTGCCCCATTTCCTCATGCTTGATTAAATATCCATAACACTCAATTTCTGTGTCATGTGGTACATTGAATGGTGTTACTGAAAAACTGCCGATTTGCCGTGTTCTGCGTGGTGAAATGGCTATTGTACGTTCTCCGGTTATTGTTTCAAGTGCGGTCTGTGTTTCAAATGCCGTATAAACCGGAATGCCGGATTTCATGAAATCTTTTATGTATCGTGCATGGTCTCCGTGTTCGTGGCTCACAATGCAACCGACAACGTTCGAGATTTTCCAATCAATCATTTTCTTGAAATCAAGAAATTTGCAACCGGCTTCAATGGAAAGGATTTCTCCATTGTCGGCAATTAAGGCGTATGAGTTGCCGGAACTACTTGACCCCAAAACTCTAAGTTCCATACCCTACTCCAATTCTTCCTCTGTAGGAAACTGAAAGATAGCATTGCTAATGCATTCTATTTTTGACGGCTGATTTTCTGTTTGCACCATAATACCGCATTTCTTTAATCTTTCAAATTCCTTCGCCACATCTTCTGAAACATCAATATTCTGCATTACGATAGGCATACCGATATATGCATCTCTAAGCATTTCCATAGCTTTCTTGGCTTTTTCTTCCGTGGAATAATCTGCAACATCTACTGAATCATCATATCCACACATCTGCATTCTCACATAAACGCGCCCATTTATACATCCTGCATATAAAGAAACCGAACTGCTATCATACGGAAAATCTAATCTTCCGTCCTGCGATATAACTCTCATGGAAAACCTCCTTATCTCAAAAACAGAAACCAAATAAGTGCCACGAACGAATCAATGAGTGCTGCGATAAACACGATTACAAGAACAACCCTGCCAAAAGTGACCTTGTAAGGAACACCGAGAGAATGACGTATTTCTTCTTCTAAACTAATGCCGGAAACAACAAACTTTCCTATAACGAAAAACAACACCCATAACAAAATTGCTAATTTTACAAAAATCATTCTTCATATCCTCCCTAATCTTTCATAAAATCCGGTACGTTCTCGTCATTCTCAACGGCTTTCTCCGGCTCAACTGCTGCACCGTCGGTCGCTTCGGATTCTGCTACAACAAACGGCTCTGAATTGGCGTTTTCCGCAATTTCTTCCTGTGTCTGCTGATAAGTTTCATCTATCTGCATAAGAGACTGTTTTGCAATAGCATTAAGGTCTTTTGGATGCTTCTTGATTGCATTATTGCGCATCTTTCGAACGATCATGGATTCAGATGTATCAAGCCATGCGGCACTCATGTATGGTCTTGCAACTTCGCAGGAAAGCATATCTTCAACAGTTTTGCAAGCTAAAAGCTCTTTCAAAATTTCATTTTTCTTTTCTGCGATAGCTTTCTTTTCTGTTTCCGTTGCATCATAGCGTGTCTTTTTGCCGCCTTTTACAAGTCCGAAAGTCTCATTCAGAAGATTATTGCGAACATGAGCAAAAAGGTTTCCTTTTACGCTTTCACGCTCTGCTATCATATATTCAACTTTCCCATCTTTCATTTCCACCGGGTAAACAACACGGATAACTTTCTGCGAAAGTCCTTTTTCTTCCCATTCCGGCGGTGTAACTTCAATTCCTTTATGCTTTGGATATGTAAAATCGTCACCTTCTTTCACAAGCCATACCGGATATACCTTTTTAACATCAACACCAAAGTTTCGAAGAAGTGCATCATTTCCGTCTCCTTCGATCCCCATTTCTACTTCCTTGTACCAATTTCCATTTGCATCCTGTCTGCTTCTCAACTGGAAGTAGCACTCCCTCGGCACTGCATTGGCATTAAGTTGAAGGCTTGATACCTGTCCGATAACCTGTCTCAAATTAGATCCATTCAAGTTACTCATAGCGGCTTTGCTAGATGTAACAAGGTTGTAAATAGCGCTCATAGATGCCATGACGCACTGCTTAGAATAATCATTAAGCACAAGCCCATGCTCTGCAAAGTCACGTTCCATAAGCCCTATGTACTGGTTCGTATAATAGGAAAGTTGTGTATTCATTTCCTGTTTTCCCTGCGTAGATACTGCCGTATTTTCTGCCATAATTATTTATCCTCCATTCCACTTAAAAAGCTTGAAGAGCTTCTGCCACGCGTCTTTTTTGCCCTTTTCTTAATATTTCTTTACCATCCTCGGACAGCTCCTCTTCACTTACTCTCTGTAAAACAAGGTTGTATTTCTCCTCTCCAAGAACTCTCCTTAATGCTACCAAAAGAGTTTCAAATTCAGCCATGATAACCGGCTCTCTTCCGTCTACTTCTATTGTTCCAAAATCTGATTTAATCATATCTATTCCTCACTTTCTTAATATCTTAAAATCTTAACATCGTTATCTTCATAAAAATTATTGAACCGCTCATTTAACAGTTCTAATTGCTGCTTAAGAATTTCCTTTGCTTCATCCATACCACGGAAAAGATTTTCGCTCTTAAGCTGCAGATTATCAATTCCCAATTCGTTGCAATTAAGATACCACGCATCTCCGCAACCGCAAATTTTATGTATGCAAATGTTGATTCCGTGGTCTTGAGTTCTGAAAATCGTTCCACTTTCCACCGGTTCTCCAAATTTTGCATTACTAATCAGCTTCATGCACACCCCTCGCTTTCCTCATACTTCTTCACAACTGCCATCTTATCAGCACCGTAGGTCTCTACCCACTTCATATCAACTGATTCATCTGTAACCGTCAACTTTGCACCTTTGGCATTTACAACCGTGTCACCAGCTTTCACAGAATCCTCGGTGCGATACACATAGCTTCTTGTGCTGTTTGGGAATTTTGCTTTGATATACTGCATAATTACCTCTCCTTTTTCACATATCCATTTGACAAATTTTCAAGAATACGCAAAAGTCTTTCGTTTGTTTCTGAGGCTTTTCTAAGTTTTTCTATAAGGCTATATTCATTACGCTCAAGGTCATTTACCCTTGTTCGCAAATCCGAGTTTTCAGCCTTCAATTTTTCAATATCATCCATTTACACGACCTCTCTTTCCTTTATTTCTCGCGTCTTTTTCGCAATACGGAAGAGAACAATGTCCGTCTCTTCCCCAGAACCCTTTACTTGCACTCTTCCAACGCTTGCATGACATACACCTTGCATCCGGCTGTGTGATGTTATTTCCAATTCCTACTCTTGGCATTTACACACCCTCAACTTTCAACTGCTCATCCTCTGATACTGTCAGAAGAATTAACTGTGTATCAACAGCCGGTACATATTCATCATTGATACTTTCTGCACCATCAAGGAAAATCGGAACATACATATTAAAGAACTTCTGAAAACTGTTACAAATATCCAATTTTGCTTCAATTTCTCTGCCAGTGTTAGTCGTGTCACCGAACACCTTGTAAATGCCAGCTTCTTCATCAAGCACCGTAGGAATACAAACTTCCTTATATTCTCCGTTTTTCTGGAAATCGAACAACTTCCAACGTACAATACCGAAATGCTGATTGATTTCTTCAACAAGTAACTTATTCTTTCGTTTTGAAACTTCTTTGAGCTGATAAAGAATCCTCTCGGCATCTGCCTTTGCTTGTCCATACTCGTTCTGTTTATGTTGCATATCTGCAATCTTGTCATCAATTTGAACATTGTTTTCAGCCTGTGCAATAATCTTATTTACTTCATCAAGCTGGCTCTGCAGATCTGCTTTCTCGACTTTCAAATCAGTAACAATCTTGTCCGCACCATCAGATTCCAGCTTTTCAATATCGGCGAGAACCTTGTCACGCTCTGCTTTCAGTTTCACATAATCTTCATTCTGCGTGTAATCAGCTTCGCTCGGGATCTCGGATAACTGCTTCGAAAGTTCTTCTTTCTTTGCAATGGCATCCTGTTCTTGTTTCTTTAAAGCGTCAATTTCTGTATTCAGATCAGCATTTTTCTTTGTAAGTTCGGTAATAAGTTCTTTCTTCTCGGTGCCAATAGTATTCAACCGATTCAGTTCAACCTTTTTGTCAGTGTCAAACTTAAATCTTTTTGCTTTCAGTTTTTCTTCCGCATCCGCCTTGGCTTTTTCTTTCCGGCTTTCAAAATCAGCCTTTAACTGCTCGATTTTATCTTCTGGCAACTTCTGACCGCACAGTGAACAAACAGTGCTATTTTCATCAAATACCCACTTGGATTCGTCAAACAGGTAAGGCGCTTCATCAAATGCCTTGGCATATTCTGCATTGTACTTTTCTCCAATTTTCTTCCGTTCTGCATCCGCATCTGTGATAGCCTTTTCATTACCGACAATCTGATTTTCTTTCAAAGAAATCGTCTGCTCCAGATGTTTTAATTCATCTTCGCAACCGCACAGATCAGCATCAATTTCGTATCTACGATTGGATAATTCGCGGTTCATCGTCTGTGTAATTCCGGATATATCAAGTTGTAACCGCATTTCCTTATCGCGCAATTCGTCAAGCGAATGATCGGCACCGGCAATCTTCTTATCGCATTCAGCGATTCTTCTTGTCAGATCAGCCTTGGCAAGTTCCTGCTCTGCCACATCTACATCAACTTTTGCTTTCTCCAGACCGATAATCTGATTAGGAATCGCATCTAACTGTTCAACTGCTTTCTTCTTGGAAGCGTTATTCATGGCTTCAATTTCCTCGAATTTATAAGATTCAAGTAGTTTTGCAACATCCGCAGTTTCTTTATTCATTTGCGCAATCTCTAAATCTGTTTTTGCACTTGCCATAGCGAATAAGGATTTTCTCATTTCATCCTGTTTTTTCTTCAACGACAAATCCTTAGTGAACACATTCGGGTGCGAACAAATGAGGAATTTATCAAACTCAAACCCTAATTCTTCCAGATATGCCTTAAAATCACGTTCTGTCTTAGGCACAGAATTGATCTCATATGTATTTGTGATAGTAACTTTCGAAACTCCATTTTTATCCGGCTTTCCAACTTTTCGCTTCTGCATCTTGGAAAGAGTAATCTCTTTTCCACTTACATCAACATCTGCAGTAACGGTCGGAATGCAATCTTCTACATTGTCCGGTCTAATGTTTGGATTGCTGACAAGTTCATAGTTCTTATCAGACATCAGCCAGTACCATGCCGCCCCGATTGTGGTCTTTCCTCTACGGTTCATGCCGGAAACCCTTGTTGTCTTTCCGAATTCGTATGTCTTATCCTTTACACCTTTGAAATTTTCAATATGTAACGATTTTAAAATCATTCGCATTATTCTACACCCCCACGATTCCTTTTATTGATAACTCATATGTAACTTTTTCCACAACGCGACCATCTTTACACGTTTTCTTGTATCTCCGGCTCTGCAATCTGCCGTATGTGCTTACCGCATCACCTAAAGCAAGCGAGTTTGTATATTCTGCACACTTTCCCCATGCGATACAAGTGATTAAATCCTCTTTTCCGTTTTCTCTTATGTTTTTGAGTTTCACATCACAGATTTTACGACCAAGTGGTGTTTCTCTAAGTTGCTTTTCCTCGATAATTCCGTCAAGGCTTACTTCATTCAAAGGGCTATCATCCTCTGGTTTTGTGATTGTATCAGCCATAACATACATAAGAATGGCTTCTCCAGACCCTGTTTTTACGTGCCGGGTAATTATCTTCCCACTGACGTATACCGTTCCGCTGATTTCTGTATCGATGATTTCTTCATCAAACAGTACCGGAAGTATATCTGCAACACCGCTTCTTCTTTCAACTCCGATGAAAAATTTATAAAATTTCTTACCGTTTGAAGTTTTATGGCTTTCCCTTGGCGCTGATACAACATCACCGATCAGTGTTATTCTGTTCTCCATTGCTTCTCCTTTCCATTTCTCTGTCAAGAACCTTTTCAAAATTTTCTTTGTCATTCTGTTTCTTTCGTTTCCCTGCCAAAAGTTCAGCAAGCATACGCTTTTCCTTCGTGGAACATCTCGTGCCACTTATATACACAACGCCTACCATGCATCCTCTCTCATTCTGCGTTTTCTCTTGATTCGCTTGTCAAGTTCGTCTCTCTTCCGGTCTACTTCCGACCAGTAATACATGATTGCAGCAATTACTGCCCCTACTACGAATTTAATAGCCGCCATATTCCCGGCCGCGCCCTCACTATCCATATAGCACGCGGCAACTAAGGAATATTCCATTGCAACCGCACCCATTATGAATTGGATTACTTTTTTCATTCATTCCCCTTTCTGCCACTTTATAATTTAGTACCAGTCAGAAACAAACGTTCCGAGTAACGGACATACAACAACATCTATAAAACGCACAGAACCATCTTCCATGGAATATGTAAAAGCCATTGCAGGTGTGTAAGTCGAATCTCCTGTCTGTATCTGTGCATCTCTTACAGAAACCCCATATGTTGTTTCCTCGTCAACGAAAATGCTTGAAAAACTTTCCGCAGAGTCAACCTTTGCCAAATAGTTGTCACCGCTACGAATTACCCTTGAATTAACTTTCTGAAATTCAAAATCGCTCATTTCAATTCTCCTTTCCATTATGTGTTTCGTTCCCCTCGCCCTGCTCACTATTTTTTGAAGCGGAACTCTCAACCATTCCAAGTACATATCCTTTCTGAAAATCTGTCATATTCGGAATGGCGTCACGAAGCTTTTCAACAACGCGCTTTTCTTTTTCGCTCATTCAATCACTTCCTTTCATGCGCAATATCTGATTTCGTACTCTGCTACAATGTTCAAGTCGCATCCGAAAATATACATTAAAATAGGAAGAAACTAATTTCTTTTGTACTTCCCATGCCAAATCATCCGTGAACGACTTGGCCAACATTAGATAGCCCTGTTCGGTAAAAAGATACATTCCGTTCGGAGCAGTTACACCAAATTCCCCCTTGGCTTCATCCGAATTTCGGACGAAGTAATCTTCTCCTAAAATAAAGTGTTTCTTATTGTCGTTAAATATTTTTCTTGCTGTTCCGTCCGGTCTTTCATGTACCATGTCAATGTCCTTAAATGTGACCACTCGCTTGCCTTTGTACTCTTTGATGGAAATATCTGCATTTCCAATGTGTACCAAATTATCCATATTTTCACTCCTTTCTGTGGTATAATTCCCTTATCATCAAATAAGGGAGGCGATGCAATTTGAAATACTTTTTGTTTTGCGATTTTTCTACAATATCCTGCGACCGAGAAAAGATGGCAAAGATATTAGCCGAAAACGATATAACATTCGCAAATATAAATAATTTCTGTTGGGAACTAAATGTTCCTGAAACGTTTGGCAATCCGCTATGCGACACAACAGCAGAATCTATTCACTGTTTGTTTTATCAGTACACTCACAAGAACTCTCTTCTTCTTGTGGTAAAAGCAAATGAATATTTTCCAAACGGAGATTAGGATATAATCTCTTTGTTTCTTCATATACGGTTTTGGTTTTCAGCCATTTCCGCATATGAAGAACCTGTTCCATGACGTCCATATCGTGAATATCCACTTTGTTTAAAATCTTCTGCAATTCCTTTTCCATTCCAATGAAATAAGAAACCGGAACAACAATTATGTCATTTGCTGATTTAATCTCTTTTATTTTGTAACACTCCTTCCAGAAGTTAAATATTTTGAACTTCCAAGGTAAAAAAATAGTCCTGTATATCTTCCTCGGATAATTCGAGTAACTTAATGGCAGACAATATTTCTGTCTGCTTCCAAGGTCTTTTGCCATTCATCTTAAGAGATAAAGTCCTGTCAGAACAACCGAAAGCCTTGGCAAAGTCAGATTGACTACCATATTTTTCAATAATACGCCCTCTCAATTTGCTATAATTAAAAGCCATTATTTCATCCTCCCTTCCTTGTTTTTAAGTTCAATGTTTTGAACTATTTTTATATTATCATTCAATAATCATTATGTCAATACAAAAGTTCAATTTATTTTACTTTTATAGTTTTGCTTATTGAACTTTTGTTCAAAGTATGATATATTATTATCAGAAAGGAGGTGCGATAATATGAAGGAAATAACATCTGACAGATTGACAACAGCGGAAAGGCTTAATCAAATAATGAATGAAAGACATATAAAGCAAGTAGATATTCTCAATTTATCTTTGCCATATTGTGAGAAATTTAATGTAAAGATGAATAAATCTGATATTAGTCAATATGTGTCTGGTAAATCAGAACCAAGTCAAGACAAACTTGTTGTTTTAGGAATGGCATTAAATGTTTCAGAAAGTTGGCTTATGGGATTTGATGTTTCTCCGGCAAGAAAAGATAATCTTGCAGAAGCAGAAAAAGATATAGATATTCTGTGGAAATTCTCTTTGCTTGATGAAAGAGATAAAGAAGTTGTGATAGATTTAATAGATGTTATGTTGTCGAAGAAAAAGAAGAGGTAGGCTATTTGCCCCACCTCTCCAAAAATAATTTTATGAAAGTATGCAGGTACTCAACGGTTCCTGCATCTTTTATTTTGGAAACTGTTTCAATAATTTCTTTCTTTTGTCTTTCTGTCTCTCCCAACCTCAAAACCCCCAATCATGTGCCCTATGTAGCGATACGGATATTATAGAACGTGTGTTCGACATAGTCAATCCCCAATTATGGGCGGAGCCATGCCAAACCCCACCCATGCCAGAACTTGAAGTGTCCTTTCGGACAAGTCCATAGTATCACTACAATATGCATGATTTCAACATTTTTCGGTCGCAAATTTCGACAGGAAATGTCATTGCAGAGAAGCGGAAAGCTGTTTCTCGATCTCTTCTTGCACTTTTGCGCGCCAACGCATCGGCACTTCATCAATCGTCATTTTCTTGTCTACCAGAATACGTCTTACGTAGAATTTAACCATTATGCTTCACCTCCTGCTACCATATCTGCAAGATCCTGAATTGCCCCTGCGTTTACTTCATGTCCTGCTTTCAGTTCATCAATTGCTTTTTCCATTTCCGTCTTTGTTCGCAACCTGATAGTGACGGTGTATGTTCCATCCTCTTTCCCATCCTCTCCCGCGTTTGGATTGTAAGAAAACCCATCGGATTTAAGGTCTGTGTATTCCCCAGACACTTCCCCGTTGTGAGTGAATGTCACTTTTGCAAGATTGTCCGCAGTAAATGCATCCGTAATCGTTTTAATGGCATCGAAATTCTCTGCCTTGATCTGGATGTTGCCAAGGCTTGCCCCATCGGCAATTTCAAATTCTGTTTTGTTTTTAAGGATAATTTTGTCCATAATTTTTTATTCCTTTCTATGATAAAAAATGGTTTATAAGTTACATTCGAATATTTGTTCGATATATTTTCTTAAACGGCAGTTTAGAGAATTATATAACGGCTAGGCAAGGATATTTTGGAACGTCTGGTGTATCTAGTTCATGGATACAAGCATCTGATTACCCGCAGAAGTATCAATATGCATATAAATTTCCTGATGTTGATGGTTACAAATTTCTTATTGGATTTACCAATATTAGATGGACAAACAGTGATAAGTATTATGATTACATGCTTCGAAATTACATACTCAATACTCAGTCTGATAAGGTTGAAATGTACTCTGGGCAAGGAACACCAGATTGTATAATGTATTTTTTTGGATTATACATTAAATCATGATTCTTTAAAATGCAAAATTTTAGGCGAATCCACCAGCACTAATAATAGTTGGTGTTTTAGTATCTTAGGCGCAAATATACGCGAAACTTCCATCTATTCTCTTAGGAGATTCAACGGTCTGGTTTGGATAATATATTGATAATTCGCCATTAGAATTTAAAACTAGCGGAACGGCATGCCCATCAATAGTAATAAAACTTAAATAGAAACTTCTTACTGGCGTATAGATTCCTGTTGCTAAAATTAAACCATGTGTAATTTTAGATGGAGTAATCTCAATAGATATCATAGATAAGTTTCCGCATTTATAATTTAAAACTTCGCCAGCGCCGTTTACGATTGTTGCATTGGGATTTTCTTCAATTTTTAAACTGCCGTTTAAATCACTTAACTGTTTTGCCAACGTGCCGTCTATATTCGGGTTCGCCTGCCGTGCATCAAGTGCGAAGCCTTCCACTGTCGTAATCTGGTTGTTTACGATACTTTCTGGTTGCAGTGCGCTTTCAATTTTTTCTTTTAGTGTATCTGCCAACTTTATGACGTTTTTCGCTTCGTCCAATGTAATTGTGGTGCCATCCAAGTTAATGCTAAGCGTTCCACTCTCATCTACGCTCATGCTTTTTCCGTCCGGTTTTACAATTCCGGCTTCCTCTGTTGTTGCGATTGCACCGACACCGCCCACAATCGACTTCGACCAATATTCTGCATTTGTGGGTAACGTCCCCTTCGGCACAGCTTTTTTTGCTATGAACATTGTGTTATTATATGTTACCTCATCAAGTCTCTTATACTCCGACTCTGCGCTCCAATCGCCTTTTGGCACAATTGCTACTCTTCCTGCTATAGCCATTCTAAGCCACCTCCCAATTCAAATTTCCGTCATTGTCAACGACAAAGTTATATGCCGCATTGTCCGTGTAAATCAACTCCCCATCCTCATTCACATCAAATTCTGTCATTGTGAGTTTCTTGTTAATCTCGTTTTCGATTTCCTGCACTCGGTCTGCGCTGTCCTTGGCATCTGTGGCAGATGTTGCCGCCTTGGTTTCGGACGTTCCTGCGCTTTTGGCAGATGCTACCGCCTTGGCAGATTCCACTTTAATATCTGCAAGATAATCCGGGCGCAGATGCTTTTCTTGGATACTTCCCTCTTTCACGATTGCGGACACCTTACCGTCGCTGCCGATTGCAAATGCGATTGTATCAGAATCCAAGAACTCATATTCTGTAATCAATGTGGATAAATCTACATTCTGCGTTGTACCATCATCTAGCGTTATCACAAGTTGCTGTGCCTGCGGGTTGTACTTGAAGTTGACAGCCAACTTTTCCAATTTGGTATCAATGACCGCCTTGGAACCATTCATTTTAACAACTGTCAGAGTTCCGTTGGATTCATCCCACAGAATTTCTTTCACAAGCTCATTTGCCTTTGTCAAATCAACCTTAGACGCATCCATAGCAACCACACGATCATCCAGATTGTCAATTGCCAAGTCCATCTTGTTAAGATTAGATTCATTTACCGCTGTTTTTTCACTTGGGAAATTCTCCCAGTTGATACGGTTATATATTTTCTGCATGGCTCACACTCCTTTCTAACACGGATAGTCTGCGCTCCAATTCTTCATTTTTCTGCTTCAAAAGTTCGATTTCTTTCTGCTGCATCTGGATCATCTGTATGTGCATTGCATGAAGATTTTCCTTGTCAATTTTCCATGTCTTTGAATCTCCGTGAATTGCTTTTTCATCCTCTTCGGCATCTTCTTTTAGTACAAGTCCGCTATCGGACAATCCAGCATCCTGCAAAATCTTTTCTAAATCCTGCGCAATTAAACCAAACTGCAAGCCTGTGTGCTGCGTGATGTATCCGGGTTTCCATGTATATTCAACCGGGCACATTGCCATATAAACGCTTTTAATATCCCTTAATGATTGTATATTATTTTTCAGCCTTTTATCGGAACTCGGAATAGAAATCAAAAGACCCTCGATATCCAAGGTACTTTCCTTCGAGCCAAAATTAGACACTTTATTAAAGTGTCTGGGCGAATATTTGGTTGTAGACTTATCATTAAGTGTATAGTCTACATCTGTAAAATACCCACTTGGCAATTCGCTTTTGGTTGCGTAGTCGCTCAGCGAATTGTCAACATAACTTTCTGTCGCCAAGTTTTCCCCGTTTGCGTCAGTAACAGATGACAAGTCCAACTTAACATTCTGCAATAATGCATTATTTCTTCCATCATGTCCTAATATCTCTACACCAGATACCTCACCGCTGTCAAAAAGCAGAGATTCTATTATATGTACTCGTCCGCTACCGTCCAGTTCAAAGTTGTTACATTCTACAATCAATCTGTTTCCTCGTAGCACAATTTGGTCGGCACTGGCATTAATCATAGAAACAACTTGGTCGTTCTCATCTCTGCCCAACTTCAATTCCAAGGATGCGTCCAATGCACCTTCTGCCTTTTGTGCACGATTGACTTCTGCGACAATGCTTTTTGCGGTCTGCTCAAACTTGGTATTTGTCTGTTCCTCTAAATCCTCATACGTGGATTGAAGATGGTCTGCATTCCTTTCTAACTTTCCGGTACGTCTTTCCACGCTTTCAATCGTGTCTCTGATAGAATTAACTTTTGCAGAGTGTGTCTGCGTGCCCTGTGCCGAGATTGAATCTCTTTTGCTTTGCACTCCGGTTAGGGTTCGTTGCAATAGATACGTTTCAACAATCTCTCTCGTGGTATTGAATCGGATTGGTTCCCCAAGTGTCAGACATGGATTTCCGACACAGGTGCAACTTTTAATCGGCGTGTATGCCGCCTGTGCCATGATTGGCAACAAATTGTTTGCAATCTGTTCCAGCTCCGCTCCGGTCTTGTCTGATACAAGAAAGTTTCCTGTAATCGAATAGTTGTTCCCGGCAGTTCCAACAATAGCACCGGCATTATCTTCGCTTGTCTTGATTTCAAGCTGTGTGATTGCCTTACTTTTGAAATCCTCGTAGTCAAACGTGATGTAGTGTCCGGTCATGGATTCCGTGTTGGCATCACTTGGAAACAGATCGTCTCTTGGGAACAAATCTTCTGCCGGATAAAGTGCGCTTGTGATTGCTTTCAGAAAGACATACTCAAACTTGCCATTCCGGTTGATATTTCCAAAGCATCCGTTAATCTCACAGATTGCCGTTACAACGGTTTTCCCGCTGATAGAGGACTCTTCTGTGACTGCGCTTGAATCGTCCGTCTGCGTGGCTACAATCGTCTTATTGACCGTCACGGAATCATTGACAAGGCTTGTTTCAACTTGCGCAATTCCAAGATGCGCAAAGAAGCTATCGCGGAACTGTTTAAGTGTCATTGGAAAGCTAAGTCCTGCATACCAAGACTTTACATCTGTATTGATAATGTCATACATAGCGTCATATGCCGTAATCTGCCGTTTTGTCCGGTCAGCCGTGGGAACATCGGATGCCACCTTAAAAACTCCGTATGGCATCGGATTTTGGCTATCTCCGTCAATCGTTTCTTCGATAGAGATTGTCTTTCCAATAATGTTTCCTGCGGTGTTTCTTGCTGTGAATTTTACGCAATTCGCTTCGCACGCTCCAAACTTTAATTCAGACTCCGAACAAAGACTTTCTTCAAGCGCAAACGTACCGATTTCAAGCATCGAATTGTCTATTTTCTGGTTTGTTCCAACAACAGATATGACCATCTGCTTATCTGTCGCTGAATCCCAATACTTTTCTTTCAAACTGCTATTTATCATATACACCACCTACAAACGAAAATTTGATTGGGTCATATTTTATCTTCCCATGTGCCACAGAATAAAACGTAGGCTGAATATCAGCGATATATCCGTACTGTGTGACATATCCACGTTTCATAGGCACGTATGCCGTGATATAGCCGCCGTGCTCCTTTGCTTTGGTATAGTTCTTTTCGATATTTCCCCAAAAATCATCAAACTGCTTTTCGGTCAGCATCGCTTTGGTTTCAAATTCAACCTTTAAGGCTTTCAGTTCCACGGCATCACGATGCTCATATCCGTTTTCATCAGTCCAAGGGTCTAAGTCCTGCATATTTAAATAGGAACTAAACGTGCCCTGCTTTATTAAACTGTTCGGTATGGTATAATTCCCAAACTTTACCAAATATCCACCATATCCCATCGTTTACCTCCTAAAAATGGGTATAAAAATAGCACCTACCGTTTGGTAGATGCTATCTATTTGATTAAATTTTAAGCTACTACTGATTCCCATTCAGATTTCAGCTTTTCTACATCGTTTTCAAAAAGTTTGCAAGCGATTTCGTACAACTGCGGAATCATTCCCATTTCCCTGTCGATATAATCCATCTTGTTTCTTACTTTCGGTTTGAGTGTGCAACCTTCCATCCTTGATTTAAGGTTGCAGTGATATTTCCTTTCAAATTCTCCATAAAGCAACGAATAGCGTTCTTGATACTTTCCATCGGCACCGAAACGGACAATCTGCGTTATCCGCTGTCTCTTGGTTGCCAAGTCAATATCATCAACGAGTCCAATAATAACATCTTCCTTATGGATGATTTCTTTCTTCTGCCTTTTAATGGTTTCGTTCTGCTCTCTAACAGTTTTTAATGTCTGTGAAAATATCAGCTTAGTGTTTTCATCTGCATATGGCAGGTAAGTGGAAATAAATAATTCATCATTATTGACATACCCACCTGTTTTACGGATTGTAGGGAGAACCTCGGATGTTACCCACTTGCGAAACTTCTTGGCGTTCGGTTTATCACTCCGAAGAATAACTGCATATAAGCCGGATTCAGTAACAAACCAAGTTTCTCCTTGACGGGGTAAGTCTAACTTACGTCGTTCATCCTCGTCTAGTCTATCAGCAACAATACGGCTGTTTGACAGTTCCAATGCCCTGCAAACATCAATAAGGCAAAACATCGGTTCATCATCTACCATTACCATTCTGATCTGTCCGAATATAGGATTTTCAAATACCTCAATGCCGTTTTGAATCTTAAGCATAAGTTGTGATTTTTTCATTCGTGTCTACCTCCATACATTTTTATCTGAATAAAAAAGAGGAAGCCACTTGTGAAATCACATTGGTTTCCTCTTTCGTACAGTATGGCGTTCGAGTAAGTAATCCGCATCTTCACGGATAAGGTTGTTTCCTTAGTAATAAGGATAGACTATTTTTGATTTTGTGTCAATCCGATTTTGGAATTAAAATAAGCCGTGTTTTCACGGCTTAAGTATCATTTATCTTTCAATTTTTACTGTAACCAAGTATATGTATATGCTTCATCAACATATATCTTATAACTGCTCGGATAGATCGTATCGTAATTTGAATCGTACGGAAAACTAAATGAAAAATAATCTGTATCTCCATTCTTTTCACATTCTGCATAATGATAATCATATTTGATCAAGTTGCCAGATGCATCATACATTACGCAAGAAATTTTTACAAATGAAAAATCTTTTCCAGAATCGTTTGTAGCTTCAACCGTAACATTATCTGCTCCAATGTCCGATTGAACCATTATATTGCGAACATCACAAACAGCATTTGTTGCTTCATCAACACTCAACGACATTTTATAGTTATCATAAGAAACATCGTTATAATCAGAATCGCTCGGTGCCTCAAAATAAAGAACACATTCCTTACCGGATTCAAAAGCTCTGTTACAATCGCTTTTGCTATCCAGCATTTTACCGTTTTTGTAGTATACAAGTTTTGCGTCCAGATCAACAGTTACCTTGTTGTTGTTTTTCAAGATAGCAACAACTCCATGACCACTATCTTGGTATTCAATTGAGATGTTTTTCTTTACCTGGTTCGCATTAAAGGAAGAAGTGACGGTAACTTTGCAAGAAAGCGTTTTCTTTGCAATTTTTGCTTTTACGTACGTTGTTCCTTCTCCAACCGCCAGAACCTTTCCATACTTGTTTACAGAAGCAACATATTTATTGCCACTACTCCATTTAGCAGTTTTCCTCATTCCGCTTATCTTTAATGTTGCGGACTCTCCAATTTTTAAATTAAGAGTCTTTCTGCTTAATTTGATAGCTGCCGCCTGTGCAACAATCTGTTTCCCATCTGCATTTTGGATTGGCATAGCCGAAATCAAAACGGCAAATGCCAATCCCATCGCTACTAATAATTTTTTTGCGTTTCTCATAATGACTCCTTTCTTGTGATATGATTTATTTAGAATTATATCACGTTCGATTATAAAAGTCACTAAAAAACATATACATTGTCTCCGGTTCGATTGTAATGTTCTCTCCCATAATCCCTTGCGGCTTTTCCTATGTCGTTTGTAGTAATTCCGAAATTTTTCTGTAAAATAGCTTGTAATAACTGATTTTGCTGTCGCAATAAGGAAACCTCTTGCGCAGATGTTGAATTGATAGCATCTTTGATTCCAGTAATTTCTTGGCTTCCTGCGACCGCTGGCTTGCCTCCGACTGTTCCCATAATTTCCGGAAGTCCATTTTCTCCAACTGTTGCTATGCTATATTTGTCCATGAAGCCGCCTGTTGCATATGCCTTTACTTTAGGTAGGCTCACTTTCGGCACAAGATCGACTCCGCTCCACTTTACCTTCGCTACTTTAGCCGCCGCAGAAACAACACTGTTAAACCCTTTCAAAACGGTATTTACTCCACCGATCAATGAATTTATTGCTGTTTCAATTCTTGAAATTACGGTGTTCATTGCCCCGGCAACACCACTTTTCACGCTATTCCATAATTTGCTGAATATTTCAGCTACACTTTCTTTCATCTTTGAGAAAGCATTTTTTATCGGGGTGGTTACATGTTCTTTAAACCAACTAGAAACACTGTTCCATGCCCCGGTTACCGCTGTCTTTGCCGCGCTAAATGCTTTCTGAATAGATTCTTTTGCTGAGCTAAAAGCATTCTTAATAGGTGTTGTAACATGATCCTTAAACCAACCGGAAACTACCGCCCATACCGATTTCACAGTTGTCCATAGAACCTTAAATATGGTTGATACTACCGATTTCAATAATTCAAAGTTCTTCTTTATTGGCTCTATTACCTTTGATTTAAACCAATCAGAAACAACAATCCATACCGCCTTGACAATAATCCACAATCCTTGAAAGATTTGACCGACTCTTTTCGAAAATCCTTGGAAAAATGAAACAATAGGAGTTATAACATTAGTATTGAACCATCCAGAAACCGTTTTCCATACACCGGATATATCTTTCCATAAAGAAGAGAAGAAACCGGAAACGGATTTCCATAATCCCTCAAAAAATCCGCTTATTGGCTTAATCACATTAGTATTAAACCAATCTCCGGCTTTTGAGAAAATTCCTTTTATTTCTTTCCAATGATCCTTGACTACTACAGTTGCCGTTGCAACAGCAGCTACTATTCCTGCGATAATCGCTGCCGGCGCTGCCGCTACCCCTAAAATAACCGCTCCGACCGCCGTAATCGTAACTCCGACAAGCATAAGTGCTTCATTAAGCCAACTGAATCCGTTCTTTAACATGGTCACAAAGTTTGATATTGCAGTAAATGCACCAATCGCAACGGAGCCTATTCCGGTTATTGCTTTTGCAACAGGGCTTATAAATGCAAGCGCACCTTCTGCCGCCTTACTTCCAAACAAAGCCTTAAATCCTGCTGAAATGGTTGTTCCAACCGTCGCAAATGCCGTCGTTATTTTTCCAGATAAAGCAGTAGACAATACCGAACCAATTCCTTGATTTGCGGCTATTTCAACGCCAAGCTTTGATGCAATCGAACTAGCTATAGCTTTTGAGATAGAAGTTCCAATTATCGCAAGTGCGGTTTTTGCTAAATGCAATCCAAGAATTTTTTTGATTGTCAGCGCACCGATGATAATTGCAACTGTTTTTACGTCTAAGTTGCTTAAAAACTCCTTGACGCCTTTCCAAACATCTTTCCAGGAAATTTTACTTAATGCTGTCGTAACTGCATCAAACGCGCCTTGCGCCCATGAATTAAGTGTTTGAGCCAACAATGCAAAGTCAAAGTTTTGGAAAAACTTGTTGATTCCGTCTGCGATTGAATTTCCAAATTGTTTCCAATCAAACGTCGTGCCAAATGAATCCAATCCGTGAAGAACTGTATTTAATGAATTAGCTATCAGCCTTCCGGTTTCTCCGAAAAGTGTTGTGCCTTTTTGCCCTTTAAATAGTCCGTTAAGGAATTTGGCTAATCCTCTTCCAAAACCTTCAGCTTTTGCATACACTTTTTTCCATTTAATTTTTTTCATTGCGTTAATTAACGCACCGGAAATAGACTCTCCCAACTGTTCAAGGTCTTTGATGTTGCTTTTGAATTTCTTAAAGATGGTGTCGGTCTGAACTAAACCACCATCAGCACCGGTGCCGCCACCAGAACCTGAACCAGATCCAGAACCAGAACCTTTATTCCCCGAACCGGAACCCTTGTCTTTACTCTGTTTTGAAATAACCTTTAATTCATCAAATGCACGAGTTGCCTGTTGGATTTCCTTTTTTGCTTTCTTGGCATTTTTTGCGATACCGCCTGTGTTTTTCCCTGCGCTTCCTGCGGCATTGCTTAAATCGTCCATGCCGTCAGACGCGCTCCCAATATCATCAGCAAGACCGCTGATTCCTGCCCCTTTGCTTGCTTCATACTTCCATCCGAAGATTGAACCTAAAGCATTTGTTACCATTTCCGCGAAGGAAATCACCTTTTGCAGAACTGCATTGAGTACCTTGATAAATGGCTTAAATGCATTGATTAAACCACCACCAACAACCGCTCCAAGTGCTTTGAAGTTCTCTTTAAGCATGGTTATCTGGTTATGCCATGTCAATATGTTATCGTAAAGGCTTTTTATCCTCTACTTCTTATGGTTTCCCATAAGTTCGGCGTACATTTTCAACCGCAGCGTTGTGGTTGTCGGATACTCTTGGGAATATTATATTCTACACTCTTTCCATAAGAAAAGAGCATAGGTTCAATCCCTACGCTCTACAATGTGCTATAACTTTTATTTTATAGCCTTATCTCGGTATTAGCTTATTGGCTTATCCACTTATAACCATAAGCAGTTCGTCCCTCTTGGTCAATTACCTTATGTATTGCTTTGTAATTAACTCCAAGAGATTCCCCTGCTTCGGATATTCTATCGAACACTCTTATAATCTCTCCGCTTTTCGCATCCACTTGCGCAATTTTTCTTCCTTTTTTGCGCTTTTTATAGATACTCAAATCTTTTATTGGAAAATCTTCTTCGTATACAAAAATATATCCATTTGCCGACTTATAAGTATTTGAAAGCACACCGGAAATAGTTGTTCTATTTGTTCCGGTAATTCTAGCCGCTTCCTGCAAACTTTTAAATTTCTGTATAAAATTTCCTTCCATATCACATTGAATAATGCTTCTCATTCCGTTAGGTTCCGGCTTTCTATAGGTTTTCGCTCCGTTTGATTCATATTCATCCTCAAACATGAACATATAACCCTTTGTCTGCCGCCTTTTTCCTTTGCAATTAAGCAGAACATCCGCATTATGAAATCCGTCAATTTCTGCATCCATTGCACTATCATAACGCTTAATGTACTGTCCGTCAAGCGCCAGCAAAACAACCGCCCTAGCATTATGATACGGAGCACCCTTTCCGCCCTTAGTCATATTATAACCATTGCGATAGGTGTTAAATTTTTCAATATAATATTTTTCCAACTCACAGGCTCTATCTTCGCTTTCACACGTTTCGATGATTTCCCATGAGAAGTTGTCAAACCCGAATTTTTTAATTGCTCTATGAAAGTCGCAATCTTCTTTTTCATAACATCTTTGATGTTGCCACACTCTGCTATGAAAGTCACAAGTTTGACCGACATAAGATTTTCCGTTTATTTTATTTGTTGCTTTGTAGATATAATATGTTCGCATTAAATCACCTCAAACATATTATACAAAAATGTTCGCGCTAAGTCAACTTAGCTTTCACCGATTTTACCCGATTTTCATCGACATATTGCTATGCCGCGCGACACATGAAACAAAAGTTTCGTTTATCGGCTGTTCTGGCAAAGTCCCCGGTGATATTGGTTGTATGTGCAAGCACATACTGATAACGCAACATGGCTTTTTCAGCCTGCGTCATTGAGGAAATGTTCGCATCAAGCCCCTGCTTTAACGCCCATTCCTTTAATGTTGCCTGTGTCAAGTCGATACCATAACGCCGCATAGGTGCCGTAGTACCGGAAAATACAGATTGCAGACTCTTGGCAATATCTTCTTGACTCACATCATAGAATGAAGCCATATCTCCGGCTAATTCTGTCAACCGGATAGACATATCTGCCATTTTCCCCTGTGGAATATCAAGGGCAGTTCCCATGGCTTGGAAACGGCTTGCAAACTGTTTCGCGGACAATTCAGACATACCAAATTTTTCAATTGATGTTTTTGCGAAATTGTTAATTAGGATTTCATACTGCCCGAATGTCTGTCTTACAACGTTCTCAACCTCTGTCAGCGAGGATGATATGTCAATAGCATCCCCAAGTAGCCTAAATCCGCGGAATAAAGTCCAGTACGTTGCATACACTTTTCCGATTGCAGACGCAAGAGAGAAAGACTTCTTGGTAACCGCAGAAGCACCGGAACTAAATCCGCTAAATGAGCTTGTGATGCTTTTTGCCGCTGTTCCTGCCGCTCCACCGGTACGCGATAACTTTGCAAGCGCATTTGTCATGTTAATAAGATTTTGACTTACCATAGGTGCTTTTGACAATTCCGACATGAGCTGTCGCATTGCAACCGCAAGTTTCGGTATGTTCTCGATAGCTTTTGTAGAGCTTGTATAACCAAGCTGTTTGATTCCTCCAGCTAATTCCGACAAACCTTGCACCGATTTCGACATGCCGGAAAATGAGCTTACAGACTTTGAAATCTGTCGCATTGCTCCGGCTGCTGCATTTATCTTTCCTGTGTCAATGCTGCTAAGTGTTTTAATGTTTCTTGCAAGAGTCGAGAATGACCTTGAATCAACACTTCTCATGGCACTCATTGAGTTTGACAATCGGTTTACTCCGGTTGATAACCGGTTAATTCCGCTAGAATCTATGCTTTGCAAGGATGAAGATAGCTTCCCTAGCCTTGTTATCAGCGCATCAATCTGGCCATTAGCCTGTCTTGCCTGTGCTTGAATCTTGACCTCTAAGGTTTCTAATTCCAACAATTACACCTCCTTTATTTAGTTTTAGAAAAAGGCGGTAGGATTTGACCCCTACCGCCCTTGAATTACTTTTTCAGTTTTCCCTTTTTCAGAAGAGAAAGCATCTTTGAATTTTCCTCTGACGTAAACTTAAAATTGGAAAATCCGTTCTTTTTTGCGATTTCCTCACGATGTTCTTTCGATACATCATCTTCCCCAACCGCTTTTAACGCTTCAACGATTGAACCGGAATTTCCGGTATACTTCGGATAATACTTTGTTTTGCATTTTCTTGCGCCTTTTACAACAATAACTGTGTGACCTTTTATGCGTGTCACAAGAATATCTCCGTTGCGAAGAATAAACCCGGCATGATAAGAACCCATATCATCAAACAAACCGGATTTCAAAATTACCGGTCGTTCATTGGATGTATTGAAATCTCCCACATCCTTACCGGATGCATAGATAATACAGGCGCGCACAAGGGAAGAACAATCGCATTCCGTCTTGACTTTTGTGTTGATTCCATGCTTAATGACTCCGTAGCGTTCCGATTGGTCATAGCCGATATTTTTGTTATCAGATGCAATCTTCATAGCTTCGGCTAACTTCTCCGCAACCCTATCGTCCTTCGCTCTTAGCACGTACCATCCCTTAGAATGGTTATAGAACTTCTGCATCGAAACTTCTTGTCCGGTCTGGTCTCCGGCTTTCCCACCAGAATAACAGTTGCCGTGTTCATCATGCCTAGCACTTCCAATAATTACTGCCATAGCAATACCTCTTTTCTTAAACTATCTTTGGCTTTGGTAAATGTGATTGTCTTGATTTAGCCGCCCATGCTTCTTCTGCCTTAAGCATTTCTCGTATCTCTGCATCCGGATCGTCCGTATTATGCTTTTCGATGGAATCATAGCAAGTCTCTTTGACAAACTTGCCTTTACCCTCGCCGAATGTAGCGTCTATTGCGGTCACAAGTGCTGACGTTGCATATCTGCCGAACCACATATACATTTCCATATCACGTTGCCGCCATTCTGCCTTATATGCATCCAAATAAGGCTTAAGCAGCGCACGGTTCATCATATCTATATCATCAACGGAAAATCCGTAGCCTTTCGTTACCATAAGGTAAAACGGACGGATTTCCGCAACGTAATATTCCCATGTTAATTCTTGTTGGCTGTCTTGGATGGAGTTTTCTTCGCCGGCGTTCGATTCTTCTTCTCCGTCTCCATCATTTGCGCTAAAAAACTGTTTGACTCCAACTCGGACTCTAACTCATTAAACAAGTCAAGGCAGTTGATTTCGCCATTGTCAATCTTTTCGGAAAGCATATCAAGCACCTTCTGGAACTGCTCGTCATATCCTTCCCCTGTTTCGTAGTCATATCCAAACTCGTCCTTATGGCTTACTTGCAGTCCTACAAGAAGCATCTTAGGAAGTGTTTCAAGTAACAGTTTCTCTACAGACTCTAAGCTTCCGTCCTGCTCACTTACCGACTCTGATACATCTTTGATAAGATGTGACTTTAATGTTGGTTTAAAACCAAATTTGATTGAATATTCGCTATTTCCTAACTTTACTTTCATGTTTTACCTTGCCTTTCTGCCCTATATTGGCAAGGGGCAGTGTTGCCACCGCCCCATTGTTTATCTTATTGCTTCAAGTTCTGCTATCGACCGTTCATCCTCGCCTACCGGTGCGGTCGATTGCTCGTCCGATAGGCTTTTTACCCCACCACTGTTACAGTGAATGTTCCATCGTTGTTATCAACGACTTTCAGCTTGTCGGTAACAAGTTCTGATGCTGTACTTGGAATAACCGTTACCGTCATTTCAAGAATTTCATCGTTTCCACCTACATCGTTAGGTGTGGCTGTTGCAGTTCCTACATATGCGTACTTCGCTACACCGCCAATACCGTCCGTTCCGTACAGATGAATAATATCAAGTTTTTTATCTCCAAACCCATCCACCTTTGAAAGATATTCTTTATCAAGGTTTCCTGTGATTTCTCTTGAATCAGAAGTCTTAATTCCTTTTTCAAAAGTCTGCTGGTCATCTTCCATTGTGGTTGACTCAACCGTGTTTGGCGGTGATGCAGGGCTTGGAACTGACTTAGCCGCAACCAAAAGATTATATGTTCCTGCAAAGTCAGCCTGTTTTTCCGTGTGCTCTTTTACAATGACACGTGTTCTATAGCTTGTTGATGCCATATTTTCTGCTTCCTTTCTGCTTATAGCTGATCTAAATGCTCAACGTTTCCAATTACGCGAGTTGCGCGGAATGTAACCGTTCGCACTTGCTTGGAAATTGTTGAGATTACATTTGATACCTCAAACATTTGTTGTTTAAAAAAAGACACCGCATATGCTGCGATGTCCTTAGTTGCTTTTCTTGAACCTTTGTTTGTAATTGTAATCTGAAATGTTGGGCGAATTGCGTTGATTGTCTTTGCTTCATTCGTTCGTCCGGCTTCTGTGACACCGATTTGTCTGGCTAAAAGTGTCGGGAATGTTGCGGTGCCGCCCGATTCTTCATCTTGCGTCACCTTAATTCCTCTTACCTTACTTTCCATGTATGATTTCAAGAGGGAACATAAGGTATCTTCAAAATCAAGCGCCCAACTGTTTAACTCATTTTCCACCGAATACCTCCCTTGCAATCTTTACATACTGTTGAATAATCTGTTGTTCCGCGTTGTACATAGGCATTGTGGCTTTGATACCGTGGGTATAACGCCATGTTTCGGTCTTATCGTCCCAATAGTACCAACCATCTTCAAAAGCGTGTATTTGCCCCGGATACGTACCGACACCGAATCCAAGTTCTGGTGCTTTTGGGTTTTCTTCGGAATTGTAAAAAATTCCAGACCCAAACTCTACCGCCAACAAAGTATAGAACGGTTCTCTATCTTCTGACGTTACCGTTTTTCCGGTTGCAATCAGAATCGCATTCGAGGTCATTAACTGCGGTGCTTTATCAACCCTTACCGTTATCGTGTTCCCTATTGGAGATTTCGATATTTGTTTTATTGCCACCGTCTGGCCTTCCTGTGCAAGCCTAGAAACAAGTAAATCGCATTTAGCCTGTAAACTATCGCGGTACTGTTCTAATTTCTTTATAGCGTCTTGTATGGACTTAGTGGATAGTGTCATTGAAATAGGTTTCTTTTTCATACAATCACCTACTTAATATTCTTTCGAAGAAGAAATAAATCCGTGGTCAGTCCTTCATCAGCAACGCCTTTTACGATGTAATCTGCGGTTTCTGAATCCACAAGTCCATCATCAGTGCGTCCTACTTCCGAACGTTTCCACACAACGTCACCGGCTTTCAGTGGTAAATATCCTTTATCCGTGACAAGCTGACAGTATGATGTGCTATCATCAATTCCAAATTCTTTCACAAGGGCTTCTGACAACTTATTGCTGATATTTGCTTGGAATGTCTTAGGTTCTGAAAACCCTTCAACTTCCTCGCCTTTTGGAATCTTGTTGCCTTCGGAATCTAAATAAGGTACAAAGTTCCCATCGGAATCCTTGTACCCTTCATAGACAATATCTCCATTTTCGTCAGTTTGTGGGATGAATACCCTCTGACCGCCTTGCGAATACTTCATTTTCTGCTTGTTAATGTCAAGCATTGGTGTTTTCCTCCGGGATTCCGGCAACACTTGTCAGAAGCGATAACACTCCGGCAAGTACTGATGCAGAAAGAACATATTTCCAATCCACCGCACCCATAAATGCCGCCGTTCCAATTCCGGCAACCGCCGCCTGTGCAACAGTCTTGATTGCTCGGATTCCGGCTTTCTTAGTCCAATCCTTCCAATTCCTCATGGCTTTTATCTCCTTTCCCTATATGAATCTCTTCAATCTCATGTTTCATTTTCGTAACCATTCCATTTCCACCTAACGCATGGTACGCATCATACATCTCACAGAAGTTCTGATAGGCATATGACGGTATTTCTCCGATTCTGGTGTACTTTGCATGGTATTCAATAAGTTGGACGCGCAAAAGGAGCATTGTTCCTTTACTGTTCGCATCCCTGCTTTTCTTTTGTTGTTTAAGAAGCCAAACTATATATCCAAGCACTATTGGCAGTACCACGAGATAAGTTTGAATCAAAATACTTTTCATTTGAATCTCCTTTTGACGCACTGCCCACCACCGCTTAATGTGCGCCGCCTGCAACCATTTTACCGACATCGGCAATATGGTCACGCTCAATCTTCTTTAATTACATTGCTTTTATAAACGGAAACACTCCAACAAAAAGGCTTTCACGGTCTTTCCATGTCCGGCTCACACCGTTTTCTGAGAAACTTGCCATGTACGCTTCTCCTGCCTGCGACCGGTCGTACACTGCCAAATTGACCATAATGTTTTCATAGTTCTTAACATCACTGTCAATCTGGTCTTGCGTGTATGTGTCCGGATAGTTTCGTCTGCTGATAATCTCTTTTCTTGCCTGCTCTAAAAGCTGTTCAATCAAAGGGTTACATTCTTTTTCATCAAACACAACTTTATCGGACTTTTCCCCGGTCGCTTCGTCCTCTACCTCTTCTATATGAAATTGTTTTAAACGAATCTTTACCTGTTCGACAAGCGTGTATGACATAAGCGATCTCCTACAGATTAAATTTTGCAATCAGAATTTCTTTCAGTTCCGCGCCACTTGTTGCTTGTGCGTTTTCAATTCCCTGCTCCTCGGCAAGTTTTTGCAAGTCTGCGGTACTCATTCTGTTGATTTCGGTCTTTGTATACCCAACGGAAGATGCCGGGGAATTACTCTCCGGCATTTTTTCGCCTGCCTTGTACCATTTTCCACCACATTTAATTGTGTGTGTTGCTACCACGCTGGATCACCTCCTACATAACTTTCATTACAACAACGCTGTCCATTCCCTCAAATGTTGGAAGTCCGATCATGGATACTACGCAGTGAGTATTGATTGGATGGTTTGTAGCATATGTGTAAACCGCAATTCCGGTTTCTACGATAGAAAGGTTTCCATCTGTTAAACTTCCGCTTCTTTCTTCCGGTGTCTTTCCGAATACATAGTCACCAAGATAAACTCCTGCGCACTGACAAGATACAATTCCGGTTGGAATAAAGTATTTTGTCTGACCGTCAGCCGGATCAACGTATAACTTATCGTATACCTCAATCTCGATTCCGTAGCCGCGCAGATATTCAGTTACCTGTGACTGCTGTAAACGAATACCGCCTGTGTATGCAGTAATACCGAGAACCTGCTTCTTTGTATCCTCTGCCTTTAATACCATTTCCCATGTCTCTGTGTTCATACTGAATCTTGTCAGAGAATATCCGGTTTTCTTAGCAAAGTTACGTCTTGTCTCAATGAGATCATCAAGCGGTGTTGCCGTTGCTGGAACGTTCCACTTATCAGCTTCACCGGAAATCTCAACAAAGTGATCTTTCTTGTGTGCTACGCCAGCATCTGATGTGTACTCGACTGTATACTTCTTCTTTCCGATATTTACATCAATCTTTGGTACGCCGTCAGCCGGTGCAAGCAAGCTCCAAATCTGTCTCTCTGGTACGACTCTTGCGCCCTCGATCAGCATCATAGGCTTTTTGCTGATCTCGCGGAGTACATCATTTGCAAGAGAAGCATTCTCCGCGCTTCTGTAATTGTCGTATTCCTGCTCTTCTCTCTCTGTTACCATGTAGGACTCACGATAGAAAGGCATCTCGTTTTGGATATCAGAGAAGCCACCAACATCTCTTAACTCTGCCTGTGCATCAAAGTTAGATGCTTTCAGAGAAACCGGAAGTCCGCTCTTTCCTTTAATAAATCTAAGGTCAAGGCTCTCCTGCTTTCTTGTACCAAACTTCTGTCTTCCAAGATATGGTTGAGAACCTAAAGTTTTTTCATAGTTATTCCACATTACACCGAGACTTCTTGCGGTAAATGCTTCTGCTAATGGTAATGCCATAATTTACACCTCTTTCTTTAATCAAAAAAAGTAACTCTTGGGGTTTTGGCTTTTGCCGTTTCCTCAACAGTTACTCCGTTCTTTGTAAGTTTTGCATTGTCGATATCGCCAGCGTAAACGTAAGTTCCCGGTGCATCCCCCATCGTTACGTCAACATCATCAAACAGATAACCGACACAGCTTTCATCGTTTGATGGAAATGGCGTTCCACCTTTCACAATCTTTCTTCCGTTTTCATCAGCGGCAGTTGCCATCGTCTGCGGAACAATACAAGCGGCTCCCAGATAAGGGAAATGCTTTAAAATACAAAGTCTTTGAGTAAAATCTCTTTCAATAGGCTTACCCATGATTTTTACCTCCTAAATTACATAATGATTTTTTTCTTCTGCGGTAGCCGAATTGCTTCCAAAAGTAATCTTTTCAGCGTTCTCAACATCCGCTGTCTTTTCGTTGTCTTTATTGCCGCCAGCCGTGCCACCGCCCGGATTGGTACTTCCTTTTGCAATCTCCTGTTCCTTGGCTTGCGCTGCGGCGGTCTCTTTTTCAGAGATAATCTTTCCGAGAACGTCATAGTCAAAACTTCCATCATCCTTGACAATCTGCGATGCCTGTTCCGCAGTTACATTGAACTTCGTGGCTGCATCAGCGCGCTGCTTAGAAATTGCCTGCGCTTTTTCAAGTTCCGCGATCCTAGCATTTGCTTTTTCAAGCTTCTTGTTAGCCTGCTCAACTTCCGTAAGACTGCCTTGCTCGAGTTCGTCAAGTTTTTTCTGCAATTCGTCAGCCTTATCTGCCTTTTCCTTAAGGTCATTTACCTTAGAATTTGCTTTCTGAATCGAACTTCCGTAGTCTGCCATGATCTTTTCAACGTTTTCTTCGCTGATTCCCATAGCAATTAAATCTTCTCTTTTCATTGATTACCTCCGATATGTCATACGTTTTTTAACGGTGTAACGGCACCGATTGACATTGCTGATTTATCCGCTCACAGCTTTGCGAATTTATAAAATAAAAGCAGCTACCTAATTGGTAACTGCTTCATTTTCTTTATCTGTATTCATTTTATTTATCAATTCTTGCGCTTTCTGTTCCTGCGCTTCTACATCATCAATGGTTTTCCACAGATTATCCAAGTATGGTTTTGACAACAGGAATGTCTTTTCCGCATCTCCCCATAACCCAACCGACTTGATTGCGACAAGAGGATGAATGCCGGCTTGCAACAACTGATATAGTGTCTGCGACTTGGTGTACATATTGTCTTGTGGACTGTGATTGATCTGCACATCAAAGTCGCGCAAACTCAATCCCAAATCGTGATCCTGTATACGAATCACATTCAAAACAACTTTCGCAAGTCTTTTTTCAGCCGACTTTACAATCGGGTCTTTTAGTTTTGCTCTCGACTTCGAGAAGTCCCATCCGTTTCTAAGTTCAACCGCTCCCTGTGTATCTCCACCGGAATTATTGTTGTTCTTATTTGGTATGGCAAGAATGGACTGTGCATTATCCCATAAATCATCCTTTGCGACTTGGCACTCTGTCTGATTCAGCTCTTGCGTCATAATGTCAACATCTGATTTATTCTGCTCATTGTTGGATTTTACCGTCAGCGCATGGGAAATCTTCATTTTTTCAAAGGTTTCCGGGTCAATGTCGCAATTTACAAACTTTATCCAAAACTGAACAAACTGCTCAACACCATCCATTCGGTTTGACTGCATCGTATTGATTGCATCCAATAGCCCGATCACAAGCTCAATATCAGAAATGCGCTCATGGTTGTTCGGAAACTCGACAATCGGGATTCCGCCAAAGCCATGTAGTTGCCAATTTTGAACCTTTCCGTTCACAATCTTGCATTCATAAGAGTCCGTGTAGCAGAGTTTATACATCTGTCCATCGGCATCCTTAAGCTCTTGGATTGCTAAAAGTGGTTCTTCTGTGGAACGACTATAGATAACAAACGTATTCATTGGTGTCGGTGCAACAATTCTAAATGGTATATCTCCATTTTTTGTAATCTGCACCGCCTTAAATGATGTTCCGGTTGCTGATTGCCACTCTCCTGCCTTAATATCCTTTTCCTGCTTATTAGCATCGGTTAGATAATCGTTAAATTCATCAACTGCATTGTTTATCCGATCATCATCTTTCCTGCTAATAAGCTGAATTGGCTCACCGTAGGTCTGACCTACCTTGAACTGAACAATCTCGTATGCGTGGTTTTCGGAGATCTTGTTCGTAATGTCGGCATTCTGTATCTTTGTCCGGTACAATACCGGCTGATCGCCTTTGTAGTAGTTCCACAGATAACGAATGATCGTCTTGTTGAAATAAAATGCACCAATGCAGTTTCCGACAACATTTACGATATTGTCTGCCGTAATCTGTTCTACGTTAGAATATGCAATTTTTCTTCCATATCTGCCTTTTACAAGGTCATGAAAATACTGTGTATTCATATAAATAAAACTCCACTACTGCAAGCGCGTTTCGGTATTGGCTTCGTTTCAATCTTGCCTGTTGCCACGCGATAAATCACAATATGATTGCATTTTTTACATTTACACGGATGATCTATCGTAGATCTCCCATCATAATGTCCGGCAATTCTTCCGCAATCCGGGCAATATATAGTTACTTTTTTCATAGCAACCTCTTTCTTGTAAATAAAAAACACTGCCATTTCTGACAGTGCCTTTTACGGGTTATATGCTTTTTGGGGGTTGTAGGAATTTGTTTTTCTACTCTTTTAGTATATCATGCAAGTTTTAGGAAATGTTGTGAAAGAGTGTGAACTATTGTGTACTTTTATGCACTCTTTTCAGAATAAAGTTGTCCATAACGTCTTTCAAACTCCTGCAATGCTCTTTTCCTAAGTTTCATAATGTTCCTATAGGAATATTTCATTTCAACAGAAATCAGGTTCCAATCTTTTCCATTGACATAATGCGATGAAAGCACGATATATACATCTGTATTATCCATGCTGTCAATTTGCGATATGATAATCCGTCTTTTATCAACCAATTCATCTACAAGTGTCTGAACCTCATTCTGCAAATCAACAATCTTCGATACCGCGCTCCCCATTTTGTCGGGATTGCCGGATGATTGCACATCTACCTCTTTCGGAGATATAGATATAGAAGTTGCCATATCGGATAGCCTTTTGATTTCTTCCAGCTTATTTGCAATCGCATGGTCAATTCTGCTTATCTGTGAAAGATATTTGTCTGTTGTCATATCCTAATACCTCCTAAATGGGTTTACTGCCGCTTCTACCTTTGCGGTATTGTTTGGGTTTTCTATAAACATTTCAAGCTGAGTTAAACCGTCTGCTGCATCGTCATGTTCATTACCGCCAATACTTACAAACATAGAGAGTTCATCCATAGCCGCTTGATATTCGTCATTTCTGTAATACCTTGTTACTCCAAGATCTGAATCTTTCTTCATTTGTTCCTGCGTCGGTCGGTGCGTATCAAGAAATATGAATTTTCTCTTAACATCACCAGAATACGCTATGATCTTCGACAACTTTTCAACCTTGTTTGGGGCTTTTCTGCTTGTGCATGAACATTTATAGTCCTGTGCTTGCAGCTTTTCATCTACATATTGGCAATACAGATCTCCACCAGTATTCCCCTCAAATCTTGTCTGCCGAATCTCATTCCCGATAATTCGTCCAACAACAAGAGGGATTGTTACCTCTTTCGGACCTTTGTTGAATACCCAATCGTAAATATAAACATCACCGTTTTCATATTCTGCCCCAATCGGCATTGACAAGCTATCGCCGCCGCCCCAGGCAACATCCACAACTCCGATGCGCCGGAAATCTCCGTCCGGTAGGATTCCGTTAAATAATCTTAAATCGGTATAAAGCAATCCCTCGCGGACATATGGTTGCTGCATAAACTTAGCCATCCATTCGGCATTGTCAAGCTTATCTCGCATATCCCGATAGTATTCCGTGGAAAATCCGTTGATTTCATACGCAAAATTGCTTTCGTCATTTTCATTAAGTGCCGGAATCTTACGAAATCGGTATTGCGGATCATGCTCATATTGCTTTCTCATTCGCTCCAATGGATCTAAAACGTTCCAAAGAGTACCAACCATCAATTCTCTTGCACCGTCATTCTTACGGTCAACCATCTTGTTTAGGTACTCTTGGTACGTGTTTTCCATTCGAGTAGGACTTAATGAATGTTCTCGATCACGAACCAAGTCATCGACATACAAATATCCGTCTTTCGAAACATCGACCGCTCCTGTCCATGTTCCATCAATACCACGGCACGTTACGGTTGCGAATCTGTCCGGATCTCCAAGCGTAATTGTAAATTCATCAGCACTTTTGTCCGTTGGAAGTGCTGCGTTTGCGTATTCCGGATGCCAATAAGCAAAAAGTTCCGCAAACGTATATTCTTCTGTGGTAAAAAGATTCATCAGTTCTTTGTAAAATCCTTTTGCCAAAATACCAGAGTGACCACCCATAGCACTATGGCTGTTTGGTCTGCGCAAAGCCACCCACGATAGGAAGAAAATGCAGATAGTCGATTTACCTACACGCGATGGCATTGATAATCCGTAAAATTTAATCTTCCGGTTTTCCAAATCTTCAAGATCTTGGGCAACAATATTCAGCGTCTTGCGGCGTGGATAATAAAACCGTTTACTCCAATTTCTTTTGCGCTCCATAAAGTAGATGAAGCTCTCAAAACGATAAAAGCTCTCTAACCGCAAGACTTCATAGAACTGATCCACAAGTTTGTATCCGCCTTTAATGTCGTGATTCTGCGCATATCGTTCAAGTTCCCATATGCTACCGCCCGCATTTTTCTGCGTAAATTCATTGATTAAAGCCTTTGTTCTTTCGGTTATAGTCAATCCGTAGTCAACGTCTTTTTCCGTCCGAATTGCCACATTGCACGCTTTCAAAAGGGCATCTATTACCTGTTCATCAACGCCTTTTCTCTGTATGTAGTTTTCATATCCATTTACTGCATTGATTAACTGCTTTGAAGCCAATAAAAAGCACCTCCGCAAAAGCAGAAGTGCCTTGACCTCTGCCTATAACTGTTTTTAGGGTAGCGACTAACTCCATTTGTTAGCCGGTAAATTTTTATTAACCTGTCGGCATTGCATTATCGAAAATCGGATGTAATTTTCGAAAAAGTGCATCATAATCATCAATTACATATCTTACCGGAATCATATATGCTTTAATGCCATATTTTTCTGCTGTTTCTCTTTCAATGAAGCAGCCTTTCCAATCGTAGCTCTCGCATATCCCCATAAATATATCAGCCTGTGCCAGCTTCTTAAGGCTTTCGCCTAAATACCATACAGCTTCATTGTTTTCTTTCGGTGGGTTATCCTCAATGTAGCTGTCGATAAGTTCTAATTCTTCGCCCTCGTATATTTCAGCAATCTTTTTCATCTTCTGGATGCTTGCTTTGATTTCTTCCTCTGTTCTGCCTTTCATCGGCACGCTTACGAATAATTTTTTCATAATATTTTCCTTTCTGCTGATAATCAGCAATTATCGTTCTAATTCGTCAATCCTATTTTCAAGTATTTCCACGCACTCTCTCATTTTCTTTCCGTCTTTTTCTGAAAGACATTCAGCACTGACAGTGCCTATTTTCCATGATATTTCCTTTAAGTATTGGATTGCATTTTCAACTTTGTTATCGTCACGATTAAGCTCTTCACATAAGCACTTAGCAATATCTTTAAATGGCTGTGGATGTTCAACTATGTCCGTTGTCTCTTCATAAGTGCAATTCCCTTTGTAGTCCATAATAATTCCAATAGCTTCATATTTGCCAAGATTTACACCTAAAAACCTGTCTGTAACTGTATTCCATATCGCATACAGATTATCTACATCATCTTGCAATGCAACTATTAACATATTCTCACTCCCTTAAATCATTACTAAACAATGTTCTTTCAAAAGTTCCTGTTTTTCCTCGTCATATATAACAGAGCCGTTCTTGTCTATCTTGTACTTATCGTATACACATACAACGCCTATTTTACCATTCAAGACATTTGCTTTAAATTCAAGGTTATATACTTTCTTCTGCCATTTCCCATTGGCATAAATCTTTGTGTAACCGCCTTTTCTAGTTTTGATTATGATTTTTGAACGCGTTTTCTTCATTTCCAATGCACCTTGAACCCTTTCTTTTTATACTCCTCTACGGCTTTTTTAAGGCTCATATCGTCCTCATACTTTTCATTCAGCATAATCACCACATTTCCTTTTTCAATACCGTATATGTTGCAATTTGCAAGTTTCTTAGCCGTTCCAAGGATAGCTTTTGCCTGCTTGTTGCTCATTTCATATGTTTTAGTTCCCATATTAACAGTCATTTCTCATACCCCACTAATCATTCCTAGCATCCCTGCACACACGAGTATTGCATCTCCTCGAATATCTAATACGCATTACAGAATCATGTACAAGGTCTTGCATATACCCTCTTTCTAAAATAGTTTTCGATATTCCTCTTGCTTGCTTGATACTATTGAGTAATGGCATGTTTAAATCTTTTCTAAAGTGCTTAAAGTACGAAAAGAACCATTCTCTTTGTGCGTATTTTATATTGTGCCTTATTCTGCTATCTAATTGCAGGCAATGAAGTATTTCTTTAATTCTGGTCATTTCTCATAAACCTCTCAAAATCCTTTCTGCATTTAGGGCATAATTCATAAGTTTTCTTAAGTTTTCCGCAAAATCTTGTTTTGTAAAGCTCGCACGAAATTTCATCTTCTGTAAATCTAGTTACCGGTTTTGAATATGTACCACACGGCACATATTGTAGCTGTTGTCTTGGCTTGAATTTTATTTCAACACCGCACCTGTCGCAAGTGTGCCATTCTTTTTGATGTTTCATATAAATACCTCACTTATCACATTCGATTCCCGGAATGAATGTTCTTTTACCTATACAAGCATCTTCAAAAGTCGTAATTTCTATTGAACATCCGCAACTAAACGGGTCTAATGAACAATTTTCATGGTTAACACATTCGCATAAAACTTCTTTTTCCTGCTTCATCATTCCACCAACTTTCAAACTAACCCTAGCATATTCAAAATACCGAGTTCCGATATTTCTTTTGCGCCCTCTCTTGTGTGCATAAGGATTTCTTTAAGTTTTTCATTTTCTGCAGCACTGTATTTATTCCTATCATACGCTTCTGAAAAACAATAATATTTGCAATATCCGTAACCTACCCCAAGCATATTACCGTGAACACTTTTCCCAACAATATCGTAATATTTTGGCACTCTTAAAATATCGTGTTCTTCATCTAGTGTACATTTCCTTTGTTCTGTTTTTAACTTTGATTGAAGATATTTAAGAAAACTTCGTATATCCTTTTCTGATTTGGAAATATATAAAATAGTTTCAATCATTCTATTACCAACTTTCTGCCGCACATAGGGCAATAGGCTATTTTCATTACCATTTCAACATTCATATCTTTACTACTACACACTGCAAAGGGCGGACATTTATTCAAGTCGCATGTAATTACAGGTTTATTTGACAACTTATCAATCTTAAATTTGCCATAATGTGTTATGATAGGAAATTTTTTCTCGCAAAATTCACACATTCTTCCACCCCTCACCTCTATTAAATACCACGTTTTCAAATATTGCCGCTTTTACCTTCTCCGGCTGATTTTCTGGGATGTTCCTTGCCGGAATCTGTGTAAATAGGTATTTGCAATAAGGACACCTATCAACTTCGGAGTCAAGTATTAACATTCCACAGCACAAGCAACTTTTCATAATTCATACCTCAATCAAAGTAATTTTTTCGGAACAATACGATGCAAAATGCCGTCCGCATCGAAATATGGTTCTTCACAATGGCACACCCATGGTTCTGGCATTGACAATCTTATGTAATCATCTAACGACAATTTCTGTGCCGCTGATCCTATAAAACTTAAATTATAATTTCTTGCATTTTCATATGGAGTTTTGCAATAAGGGCACACCTTTTTATCGGTTTCAATCAGTGCGCCGCAATTCACGCAGTTTTTCATATTTCTCCCTCAATCATAGAAAAAATCGGAATCCTCGTGAGATCCCGCGTCTTTTGTGTGTAACAAATGTAATTGAATTGATATGGCGAGGATTCGAACCTCGCAGAAAAGACTTACTTCCTCATAATGTCCCTGAGAAATACTTTCTCTGTATTACATTTTGCAATAGACATTTCATAGCGTTTACCCATTCCGCCACACATCAACGCCCTATTTCGGGCAAGCGCAGTGTGTAGGACTCGAACCTACAAGGCGAACAAACGCCTGCGGCTTAGCAAGCCGTTCCAATACCATTATGGGAACACTGCATCTTGATGGTGCGATTTCTTAAACAACCCATCCATTACAACTGTCTACCACGCACCTGCCAAACAGTGTTTTTATGGAGTTGAGTGAAATGGGGAAGAGAGGAATCGAACCTCTATTGTTTACCACTTGGAAACTGATTTACAGTCAGCCGCAACACCGCCAATCGTTGCCGCTTCCCCGAAACCGCCACAAGACGGTTAGCAATATGTTTTTCGTGCCATGCATGGCACTATCCTGTTTTGTTTTAACGATGATTCAGCAGGAATACCCATCGTTGTTACTACTTAACGAAGTCTTAATGCTTCCATTTCGAGGTCTTGATGCCTCTGCGCCACATTATAATTGCCCGTGGTATCATACAGCCAAAACATAGACCATCTGCAAGCAAACAGCATAATTTGACCGAGTAGGTGGGTGAGGATTTGCACCTCACATAAACCGTGCACTGTTCACATTGGAGGGAATCGAACCCATAGGACTTCAACCATGAGTTTTTAATCTTTGTCCTGTCTCTTCCATCTGCGCGTCTACCTATTCCGCCACCACCTAATTTCATGACTCATGCACCGTGGGATAGATGCATGATAGAATACCACCGGACGGTCTCGCACCGTCCTTAACAGAATCGTCCTAGTGGCGAAAGGAGGAACCCAAATGCTTGAATCACTCAGCCAAGGGTTCAAGTACGTATGGAAAACATACGTGGTTACATGAAACGTCAGCATGCAACCAGTTAGGCTACCGGGATTCGAACCCGGGAATACAGGAATCAAAATCCTGTGCCTTACCACTTGGCGATAGCCCATCATTTCCAAATGACCATAATATTCATTGCAAAGATCGCGTATGAAAGCAAATACCCCATTGCGTTTGAATTGTCTTTTTGTTTTACCTGTTCTCTCATAAGTCCCAGTATTACGAGGGCATCTGCCGCTGTTGCAATAACTTTCAAAGCCATATCAATATCTCCCATCCTCAAAGCTGTGTTCCTGTTTGAATCGTTCCATTTCATTTACGCTCATACCGAAGATCCCGGCAGATGAATCAGAGTCCGTATGTTCGAAATACTCGCCCTGCTGCGGAAACATAAACCGGAACATGGCATAATTCGCAACATCACACAGATATTCAAGGTTCCCGGTCTCTTCAAACTTGGCAAGATTCATTTTCAAACTTTCGATTGCATCCACATTCCCGTTTGCAAAATTCATTCTTGCCGGTCCGTATTTGTAATACGACTGTTCAATCAGACCTTTGCGCTTTTCATCAAAAGCTTTGGAATACTCGGTTTTCATCAACTCATTGCCGCAGCTTGCCATTAAACATCACCTTCCGCTCTGTGGTTTGCTCTTTCAATGTCAAAGCCTTCCGGGTAACGTGCCTTAAGCTTGTCCACGTTCATTTGCATGATTTCATCAAGGCTCCATCCAAAGGATTCGCAAAGCATTGCAAGATACCAGCAAATATCGCCAGCTTCTTTCTTTGCATGGTCAATATCAAGCTGTTTCTCGTGGAAGATCCATTTTTTGATTATGTCGTTAAATTCTCCAACCTCACCAGATAGCCCGAGACAAGCATTGAAGACTCCGCCAAGGTCGTAATCTTGCAACGATGCGATATTGTTCTTCTTGCAAGATTTAAGCAAATCAAGTTTATCCGAAATTCTTTCTGTCGCCTTGCGATCATTTGTCCGCATGGCTAATTTCTGGTACTCATTTCCGGTCATATATCATTCTCCTGTCCGAAACACTCTTTTTGTTTTTAAAAATTTTTTTGGAAATGTAGTTGCGATTCGCAACGTGAAAGTGAATTGTTATAAATTTATTATAGCCTATTTACGGTGAAAGTCAATGGGTGCTGTAAGTGGCTTTTTATTTTTTGAGGAATTTGAGAAACTTAGTAGCCGCCCGGTGGTCTTTCTGCCAGACCCCCTCCCCATCCTTTTTCTGCAAACGTGGAAATCTAAAATATTTTCCGTTTCGTTTTGTTGTCATTGTGTGAAAATCAAATTGTTTTAATACAATTCATGTCATGCCCTTGTAACTATTCGCAAAACCTAACTTTTCCGAATAGTTCACGAATAGTTGAAACGCTACAACCCTTGATATTACTGCATTTGTGAATTGTAGAATAATCACACACAATTTAAACTGTATTATTTACCGCTGCATCTGTAAATTGTGTGTCAATTGCGTGCAATTCTTGGCTCTTTTTCTCGTCCAATCTTGGCAGTTCCTGCGCTGTGATTGCCTTGCGTTGCGTGGCATTATCGCCAATGCCGGGCTGATTCATGCCGAATTCATTATTTCCCACGAACATGGTGCCTACGGGGCTATTGGAATCATATGCACGATCTAGGATACAATCCTTACGGGATCGCTGCAATTTTTGCCACATCTTGAAAGTCAGCGAACTTGGTTCATCACTAGCCCATATATCCATTGTGTTTGTAGGTATATTACAAAAATAACTAAATGCCACTGTACTTACCAGCTTACTGTACACATTGGATATATATATATAATAATCACAAAGTTTATATAATACCTCTCTATCATACCTGTTACAGTTAGTCGGTATAGTTGCATTACCAAGAGGTTTCAACCTCTTGTCTTTTAGTACCGATGTATCCGGAAATAAATGCATACCAACATACTGCATAACAGCTTTCCATTGTCTCTGTCCAGCCTTTAACAAATCTTCGATGTGAAATTCTATACAAGCGTTGTCTATTAAATCTTGTACAGTTGATGTGTATATCTGTACTGTGCCTAGATCCACTATAAGGGTTGTAAGATCTACATTCTCTACATTCTCTACATCCTGCATATATTCACACCTCCAATCTGTTAATCTCTCTGCTTTTGGTATACACTATTTCCGGGTTTAAAGTCAAGCCTTAATTTTTTACGGTGGTATTTATATACTTACGCCGCGCGCATATGCGGATATACACTTACTCTACAACCTATAGGCTTTAAATACAGTGTATTATTATTAATTTAAAAGATTAAGAAAAAGAGAGAGAAAGAGAACATAGTTCTGAAAAAGCGACGTCAGACGATTGTCTCGCCTTATGTCAGACGATTGTCAGACGATTTTTTGTAAAAACTGATACTATTCTATCATTTTTGGACTTGTCAAAGACCTAATGAACCTAGCCTTGTTTATAAAAATTTAAGAAAAATATTATAGATAATTTATGAATTATTTTTGAACTTTTAAAAAATCGAAAGACGCGCCCGGAAACGTTGTTAGAAATACACTCTTGACATTTGATCTTGGCAGGCGTACTATATAGACAAGTCGCACGGCATGGATGCTTGCCGATGTGGTGCCGTCAGCGATTCCGGCGACCACGGATTGAAACAATAGTCTTTTTAGTAAAAGCAAAACATTTAATTTATGTTTTTGTGTCGCGTGCGGTGGATGCTCTGCGCGTGGTATCTGGAGCAATTCCCCAGATCACGGATTGAAACAATAGCATTTTGAATGATGCAGAAAAAGAAGCGGGTTAGATGTTTAATCTTTCCCGCTTCTTTTCTTATTGTTTCTGTACCAACTCGTAAACCAATGCGTCAATACGTTTTTCCATTTCGTCAAGCTCGCAAGTCTCATTTTCCTGAAATGCTGGCATTAGTACATAACCTTCAAACTCTTTTGTTGTGTCGTTCCATTCTCCTCCGGTCGCAAAAGACAAATCCCCATTTTTCAATATTGCCAAGCTATCAACATTCATCTGCGATTCAACCAATTTTCTAACATATACGGAAATCGGCTCACCGCTTGGCAACTTATAATTATCTCCTGTAAATTGCCATTGGCTTCTAATTTTTATAATCTTTTTGAAATCATTTCTTTTCATGTTTCCTCCCATATGCTCTTGTTGACTCCACAAGTCAACTGTGCTATTATACGATTTTACACATCCTATGTTACTGTTTATCATATTTAATTTTAGTACAGTTCTACAACTTTTACAACCGTATTTATTAAGTTTTCCTCGTCTTTGTCTACAATTTCAAACCCAGCTATAACAGGTGCGCCATATTCGTTGTTCCCTACGCACACGCAGCCGGAATCGAGAAGTTCTTCTTCGTCTCCGTCATCAACCTGCCACAAGTCAGCGAATCTGATTTCTTCTCCAACCTCTAAAGTTTTTCCGTTAAACATTTTGCATTCTTTTTTCATTTTTCTTTCCTCTCTTTCTTAAATCTTTCGCACTTATCCTTATTCATAAATATATTTAATGTTATATAAATCTATCATGTGTCTTTTCTCGTCAGTTCCTCTAAAATAATTAAAATCAATAGTATTAAGCGGCGCCGTAGCTGCGAATAATTCCATCCTATTCTCGGTGATTTGCCGCTTCTCGTCGCCATCACCGTATTCTTCGGCATACATTTCGCACCAGGTCACTTTTATATTTTCCGGCAAAGATATTCTGCCTTTAAAAATTCTCGGAATAATTACTTTTCGTATCCATTCCGGCTTCACTTCTTTTGTCACATATTCCACATAATCGCGATTATGTGCGTCATTGTCAGACATTCTGTTTTCAGACGCCGCGCAATCGATTTCTAACAATGCGATTCCGTAACTTGGGAACACATTTTCCTCCGCTATTGGTTTAAATAGATATACCACAGATGTATCATTGTCCGAACGTTTACCATCACCCCAATTATTATTCCCGCACTCGTCCATAGACAAGATACCATTTTTAACGATAGATTCTAAATCACAAATATCTACATTTTTGTATAATACCATAAAGACTCCTTCTTTGTTCACATTAAATGAGACCGGGAAATACCCGGTCTCATTTAGCTACATCATTCTCAAACAATATCTACCATTCAATGATATTTAAGTATAACGATACCATGTATTTCGTTTTGCGTCAATCAAAAGTCTCTTTCTTGACTTTTGAGTTATTATATGCTATTCTTAACCACGTAAGTTTTGGAAGATTAGGTTTAGTACCTTCAAATTTACGTGACTGTTGCCGGTGGATTATCCACCGGCATTTTTAATATTTGTATTTGCCGGTTTTATCAAAATCTGATTCCCCGATTTCAACGATGCCGTTTTCGGTTTCTCTCATAAATTTTTGATAATATGCTTCCCCATTTCGGGAGCATATTAATTCGTATAACTCCTTATCGGACAACTCTTTTCCATCTAAGAAATTATCAACTTTTTCATAATCAAGTTCGCCACTCTCGTCTTTAAAGTCATTATCGCTAAACAATTTCCCATACTTTTCCAAGAGTGCCGTATCATAAAGCGGAAAATCTGGATCGCTAATTATTCCCCTTTCGTCCAGTTCATCAAAAAGCTCCTTGAAGCTTTCCGCTTCCTGCTCATATTCCACAAGTCCGTTCACGCTTGTTGCTTTCCATTTAATCATGTTCTCTTCTCCTTTCGGTGCTCTATTTCTTTGATCTGATTACATTATATATAATTAGTGCTTAATTGTCAATACCTAATTAGTGCTTAATTTATTATTTTTTCATTCTATCCATTTTATCGAGTTCCGCGAGAATCAATTCTCTAGCAAATGCGCTTGTTTTTAATCCGTATGAGTTGATTCTTTCTATTGTTCCAAGCGGTAATATAATGTTTATTCTATCTTTATTGCTCATGCATTTCTTTACCGCTTGCCTGTTCTTTTCTGCTTTTGTGTTTTCGTCCATCTTTCTGCACCTCCGTATTTTTTCTTACATTATATATGCTTAGTGCTTAATTGTCAATACTTAATTAGTGCTTAATAATAATGCACAATTTCTGATATAATATTAGTGCTTAATTTTGTATATTTTGTCAATATACATTAGTGCTTAATTTCTGTATAATACAACTATCAAATGAAGCACGAAAGCGAGGTTACAACATGAGCAAATATTTTAAAAATGTAAAGAGCTACAACGAATTAAAGAGCACTTATAAGGAACTGTTAAAGGCAAACCACCCGGACAACGGCGGCGATCTTGCAAAGATGCAGGAAATCAATGCCGAATATGATGTTATGTTTAAGATCTGGAAAGACCGTGCAGCCAATGACAACTCGCTAAATGAGGAAGAAAAAACAGAGACAGCCCAGAGCACGCGCAGCAGTTTTTATACTTCTTTCGGTTGGGAAGGCAGTAACCACGATTGGAGCCGGAGCTTGAAAGAAGTTGCACAGATCGTCAGAACTTATGTAAAAGAGAAATACCCGACTTATAAATTCAGCGTTCGCACTTCTTACGCTTCCATGTGTCAAGAATTGCATGTTGAATTGAAAGAAAGCCCTATCGAGGTTTACAAGAAAGCCGACGAGCTGACCGAGGAGGACAAAAACGAATTTTTCAGAAAAGCAAATCGCAATAACTACTGGTCTTTAGATTGCTGGAATGATGAGAATTTAAAAAAAGAATATGAGCGCATAACTTCCGAGCATGGGAACTTTTTCAAGATATTGAACGAAGTCACAAAGGCAGTTATTGAGGATGTAGACAATTTTGTAAACTCCTATAATTATGAGGATTGTGACGGCATGATTGATTATTTCCACGTAGATTTCTACTATTTCGGATGTGCCCAAAATAACGGTAAGAATATAAAGGTTGTGCCAAAAACGGCACGGATCAAAGCCGCAGCCACTACCCCGGCAACAACAAAAGAAACAGCCGCACCGGATCAGATCGAGACAAGCGGCGAAGCGTTCACAGTTACCGAAAGCGAACACACAAAGACGCATGAGAAAATTTTCCTTGTAAAGTGTTTACAGGCATTAAGCCGCGACGCTTATATAAATCTTAACAAGCAGATGCGCGACATTGGCGGCTACTACTCTAAATTTACACATAGCTTTATTTTTAAGAACGACCCAACCGAAGCACTGAAGGGAGTAAAAATAGCATGATGAAAGAAGAATGCAAAACAAATTGTTGCAGGTGTCCAGAGCGCGGCACCTGCGAAATTATGCACGAACGCCTTATGAATGAGCTTTTCACAGTATATGGACAACCACAAAAGCGAATGAGTGAAAAAGTCATTAGAATTTACGAGCAGCACCCAGAGCGATTGCACACGGAAAAAGATATTTTAAACAGCTTCGAGCATACTAAACAAAATATAGAATGCTTAGAGGAAGTTATTCTTGAGCTTAAAGCGTATGAGATTGAACTAACAAACCGCTACAATTTTATAAAAACCGCACCAACGCGGCAAAAAATAAAATTATACCGGGAAAAGCGGTATCAAGAGAAAGTTTTTTACTATATACAATTTTATGATGTTAATTTGACAGACGGACACGAGGAATTGACGCACAGCATTAAATATACCGGAAAAGAGCGAAAACAAGCCATAGAACACTTTGAACAGCTTAAAAAAGAGAAAAGCAACGTCATTTTTGAAATGGATATAGATAAAAAATCATGGGAGCGATAATCTTCTAGCCGCCGCAGAGAATGCACGCCGGATCACTACCGGCGGCGGTTTTACTCAATTTTGAGTGCATAAAAACAAAAAACGGAGGAAAACAGTCATGAAAAAGAAAATATTAGCTATCACATTAGCAACAATGACCCTTGTAAACATTGCACCAGCAACAGCAACCGCAAAAACAGCGCATACCTACAAGGTGCGTGGAACCGTCCGAAACTTTAAATACACCATGCAATACGAGGACGGAGAAAAGCTGACCGGTCGCGGATTTGATATTTACACCACGGATGGAAACATCTGGGAAATGTCCGACACGGACACAGACTTGCGCTTTAAGAATCGGCAGAAGGTTGTTGTTAAAATTAACGACAACGGCACACCAAAAGACAAAACCGATGATTTTATTGTGGCAGTCAAAAAAGTAAAATAGATTTTAGGGCGGTACTCTTCCGCCCCTTTCCGCGTGCCTGGTGGCGTTGTGAGCCGGTTCGATTCCGGCGGCGTGGATTCCGTGAGAACTGGTTCTCGCGCGCACATTGACAAATAAGCACAATCTAATGAGGTATAAAAGCCTATGATCTATGATATTAAAGCGAGCCTTAACGGGCAAACTGTGCGCCGGGTAGCGTATGGAGATTTGCAAGCGTGGCTGATCGTAAATCAATTATCGCGCGACGGATGCAAAGATATTTGCATGAGTGAGCGCGGAACGTCTGGAGGTGGCGAACATGGCAAAATATGAGTATATCGGCAAAAGGGAAATTATGCGCCGGGTGTCTGCTCTTGGCTATCTGGAAATATCCGGCAAAATGTGCGGCTACTCAAAGTTTGAGGGCGTGGAATGGGTGGAGTCTGCAAAAATCAAAATAACCGCCCAGCGCGGCGGCGATTGGTTACAGATCACGCAAAGACCGGAAAACATAACACACACTTACAGCCGGTACGATGGGAAATGCTATCTTGACAAGTGGTAAAAAGCGGTCTATGCTAGACTATAACTATAGCCGGGCAAGCGTCTTTTGGCGTTTGCCTGCGACCTGCAATATTATCAAATATCATCAGTGTATTATCTATATATAACATAATATATGGTGTATTTGTGTTATTTGCGGAATGTCGCAGATAATTGCACGTTTGTTACACGTTTTTGATAATCCGTGAAAATGGAATCTTGACCCCCAAAACGCTACCCCAGGGGGGTACAAAAAAATTACGAAATATTTTTTTGGGGCGCGGAAAAAATATTTTTTCATCAAAAACCCGCCAGTTAGGCGGGTTTTCTTATTTCTTCTTTTTCATTACAATTTCTAAATCAAGCCCCAATGCATCCGCAATCTGCCGCATTTCCTTTTCTGAAAAGTTGTCACGCTTCATTTTTGCTGATAGGTTCTGTTGAGTTGTTCCTATCTTTGTGGCCAACTCTTTAGCTGTCATTTCTTTTTCAACCAATGTTAATCTTAATAATTTGGTAAACATCATACGCCTCCTTTCTTATACAAGAAACAGAATACAACAAATAAAACAATAAATCAACTAAAATATTGTTGACAACAAATAAACGGTTGTTTATAATACAACTATGAGGTTGTTCAAAACAAACATAATGTTGTTTTTCAGAAAGGAGAATAAGCATGAACCAAATAGAACAAACCATCACTACTTTAGAGATTGCAGAAATGATGGGAATGCGTCACGACAGAGTTTTAAGAAAATTGGAAGGACAGGATGTAAGGGGCAAACATACCGAAGGAATCATTGAAATTTTGACTCACCACAATTTAGGTGCGAGTGATTATTTCATTCAATCTACCTACAAAGATGAATCCGGAAAAGAAAACAAGTGCTACAAAGTAACCAAGTTAGGATGTGATTTTCTTGCGAACAAATTCAACGGAGAAAAAGGCATCGTATTTACTGCCCGATACGTGAAACGTTTTACCGACATGGAGAAAGCCATAAAGAAACCACAGGCGGCATTGCTGAAAAATGATGACCTATTTGCAGATTGTTACATTTCAAAACAGCAATTGGACGCATCACGCGGAGCGTGGTTCAGAAAAAATAATTGGAAATTAAAAATTATCATGGAACAGTTTGGGTGGACGAGAAAATTTTTATATCACAAGATTCTCGTGGAGCTATCTGACATTTACGACTTAGAACTTGAAGAAAAGTTCTATGTGCAGAGGTTTGGCTATAGACCAGAGTACAAATTGGATTTGTTGGATGGCAGTAAAAGCCTTGCCAGACTTGCGACAGGATATATCAACTATTTATTAACAGAAGAAGGAGACTACTAAAATGGATGAATTTATTAAAATTGTATGTTCAAGTCAGCTTGACAATGAAACCGGAAATGCTTTTGTTGAATACTTTTCTCCCTTAACAGAGAAACTAAAAGGGGTATTAAGTGAAAATTTATATTCAGAGTTCGAGGAACTGCTTTTTAGTTGCTGTGCAAAGAATAATGATTTTTACATGACGGAAGGTGCGAAGCTCGCTATAAAAATAATGAAAGGTTCTTACATTCCGAAAGTCTGACACAAATCCGGCGGCGATTCAAACCGCCGGATTTATTTTTGCCCTAGCGCAACGATGTTTTCTTTCGTAAAAATCAAAGACCGCGCCGCATAGTCACTTTTGCTCAACTCTTCTATCAGCCTTTCCCTAGTCATTTCCGGATTTGTCCGGCGCACATACTGTAATAGTTCTGAAATTTTATCCATTATGCAACCTCCATAAGTTCAATCAATAGTCTGTCTGCAATTTCAAATACTTCTCTTCCGTATGTAGCCAAGAAGTCTGCTACGATTTCCTCTGTATCAATATCCATGTATACATTATACGAAAGACAGAACGCATGACATAATTCATGACATAGCACGCGATCAAGGAATTTTCCGCGTAGATCATCCGCAAGATATATCCTTTTCGTGTCTCTGTCGGTCATTCCTACTGTCCAGCTACCATCACTTCTCTGTAACATATCGCTGTAACGCGATACTTTGACCAAATTCCACATTTCATTGTTTATCGTGAACAATTTACCACCTCGCAAACAAAGAGGGCAAAATGCCCTCTCTATTACATTTTCGTGACAAGCGTAGTCAGCTTTGTCTTGGTCAACTGTTTCTCTTCTGGGGACATACCGGAAAACAGTTCGGTCACATCTTCCGAAAGAGATTTCATGTACTTTTCAAGTTCTTTCATCTTTGCGTCCTTATCTTCCGGTGAATTTCCGTTATGCATTTCCTTTGTTTCCATGTAGCTTCTCCGGCTCATACCGGCTCTGCCCTCTCTTGCATCGTGAGTACCGGTACTCATGCCATTATTTCCGCTCATAGGCTCTGAATAATACATCTTTCCCATACTCATTCTGTCAAGATCTCTCATTCGGTCGTATTCCGGCATATTTTCCCACTCTCGGTAATCTTCCGGCATCTGATGGTAATATGGAGGTTCTACATATCCTCTGCGTGTTCCACGCCCTTTTGGTGCGAATCTTCCGTTTGAGTACCGGTACTCATTGTAGTATCTTCTTTCCGGATAGTCCCCAAATTCTTCCACCATGCGCATAATTTCTTCATCTTCAGACTTTTTCATTGCTTCAACAATGTTGTAGTCCTTGTCAAAGCATACGATATTCTTTGCAATCTCCGTCCAATCCTTGAGATCATCAAGGTTTTGACCCTCGAAATTCTCAATTCCGATGCCGTCAACGTGGGCTTTCACGCAATCCATAATCTGTTTCGCAAACTTATGCATAATATCAAGCCTCCCTTACTGCAATCAAATTACTGTTCTGAACCTCGATAGCCTGCGTGGATGTATTCTGCACGGCTACGGTACTGCAACAACCGCAAGGCACATCAACGTATGCCTGTGCTGATACGTTAAAGAAATTCTCAACTGCGGCTGGGGTTACGATCATCTTTGTTGACTGCAAAGGCTCTCCGTCAACCGCGATTGCAAGAGAAATCTCTCCAACTGTTCCGCCTGTCGGGATCTGAATGTTGCCGGAATACGATACCAAAAATCTAGCCTTGCACTGATTGGTGATACCTCTTAACTTGATAATTCCACTTCCCTGTCTGTGTACGATACATTTTGTTCCATTTACTGCTGTTTCTGTGAATGCAACATCTTCTCCAGCAGCAACGGTTTGTAATGCAATTCCTGTTACTTCCATTATTTTTACCTCTCTTTCACAAAATAAGGGCAAACATTACAGTCTGCCCTTTGATTGTAAGTAATACTGCATAGCAGACATGATCGAGTTAAACTCAATTAAGATACTCAATTATTCAGTTTTAGCAGCCACATCCTGTATTGCATCCACATCCATATGCATAAGCATTTGGATTAGGTACGACATATGCCGGGATAGCAGACGGATTTACTGCATTGATAATCTGCTGCGTCTGAGCTGCCATCTGAGTTGTAAGCAATGCACTCTGACGATCCTGTGAAGCCGCTCTGCGAAGGTCGCTATTTTCTGCCTGTAAGCTAGAAATCTTTTCATTGCAGAGATAATCGAGAATAGCGCGTGTTCCTGCGTTCTGACTGTCGATAATGTCTCTCGTGTTGCTGTTCATGGTGTTCTGCAAAGCGCAAGTGTTAGTTGCCATGTTGTAGTTTACGCCTTGGATAGCTTCTCTTGTCTCGCAGCAACAGTTAGCAAGCTGTGACTGTAATGCGTTTGTATTCTGCATATTAGCGACTGTATCAGCATTGATAGCCTGCTGAATGCCGAATCCGGTCTGCAAAATGTTTGTGTTGATGCCGTTCATGCCGGTTTGCACTGCATAGAATCCGTCACAGATTCCGTTTGTAATGCCATCAAGCTTTGACACAACTGCTTGGTTGTCGAATCCGCGCTGGATTTCGCTTCCGACACCACCATTCATTCCGTTTCCTCCGAATCCGTTACCGAATCCACCCCATCCAAAGATGGCAAAGATAACGATGATGAACCATAACCATGAGCCTTCTGCGCCCCATCCGTTGTTATTTCCGTTTCCGTCAATGTTTGCGACAAGCGGAACGGATGCGCAATTACCTGTGTTAAACATAGAATTTACCTCCATAATTCATTTTTATATACATAATCTTGCAAGAATTAGTATCACATTCCTAATTGGCTTTTAAACGACTCAAAAGCCTTATCTGCGTCAATTCCCTTTTCTTTGCACAAATTCCTAGCCATCTGTTCGATGCCCTTGGAATCTCCCTTCTGTGCCATCTGCATAGCATTACGAGCCATTGGGTTGCTCATTACGCTGTTGTTCCCCATCATTTGTTGTAAAAACTGCTGTGGGTTTCTCATTCCCCGTAACATCTGCATAGGATTCATTAAGACTCACTCTCCTTTTGTGTTCGTGAAGATTTTCTTTGCGTTTGCGAAGATAACTTATCTTCCAACTCTTCCATCTTTCCAAACAAACAATCTAATTTGTCAGTAATAGCCTTTGTCGCATCGTCAGACAGCCCTATTTCAATTCTTTTATCATCGCTTGAAGAATCTGCCATCTGCTCATTAAAAGGCTTATAAACGGTCTTTCTGATTGTTCCATTGGCATCCCATTGTTTTGCTACGATTGCGCTCATGTCCTGCATCGGGAAAAACGCAACACTTCCATCCATAGGTACATCATTCGCCATGATTGCTGATTCCGACTGTACAACCTTTCCTTGGATTCCAAGAAACTGCGGTTGCATCTGCGGAATCTGTGGCTCTGGCTGTTGAAACCTCTGCATTGGGTTGTACTGATATGCGGCATAGCTTGGGTTTGGGTTAAATGTCATATTCTGATTTTGCATCTGATACATTCTCTTCCTCCAATACTTCCTTGATTGCGTGTATCATTGCTGACTGATACACAAGTGGAACCTTTGACACATCTTCTCTTATTAAGATTTTTTCAAGAATTTCATCTGTAAATAACATTCCGCATCCCTCCTATGCTTATATTTTTGCATAAAAAAATACGGTTCTTCCGCAAAAAATAAGCAGAAAAACCGCATAAAAAAAAGAACGCCCAAAGCGTTCCAAGTCTACCATTTTCAGAAAAGAATCTAAAGCACTTGTGCAGACTCCTTTCTTTTGTGTTCAGTTTTTTGAGTACCATTTTGAGTACCAATTTTTTTAAGACGCCGCAAACACAGTGTTTATGCGACTTTTAAAACAGTCCGTACGGGAATCGAACCCTAGAGTAATTGCCTTAAAATGGCTTAAAATAGCCATTCTTTCA